CTTGAGGACCCGTGTAGCCTTCTCGCCCTGTCTGCTGTCCAACTCGCTGACTTCTGAGATACACAGGACCCTGGACTTCTCAAGACCGTCCAAGCCAAAGTCGCCAGCGAGGTCATCAAGGCTGGTGCCCATGTAGTTACCAGTACCGATAAGGGCTTCGATGATATGGGAGATAGTTCCCTTGCCTGCACGGACCTTGCCATACATCAGTAGCCACCGTGCGTATTTGCGGTGGGGCATGAGGCAGTAGCCCATCCATCGCTGCAGCAGTTCTTTCCAAACTGGACACCCATCGGACCACTCGTCAATGCACTGTTCCCACCTGGGACACGTAGCATCCGGGTCATAATTACAAGGAATGGTGACAGGGTCGAACCACTCTTCGTCACGGTCAATCACCTCTTTGGTCTTCGGGTCGATCAGTACATTCTCAAATGTGACAACCCGCTCAGGGTTCAATCGTTTCTCGGGACCCAGCCAGCAAGGGACAGTAGTGTGCGTAATCTTGACCTGGGCCATGATGGCACGGACCACATTCTCAATCTTGCTCTTGTTGGGACAAAACCGCTGCACGGTCTGAATCCCGTTGTTCGTGGTAGTCCGATAGTGGGCATCTTCGAGAAGTTGCCAGCACATATCCTCTAACCAGATGTCGTCTCTAACCTGCCACCTATCCCCATACCACTGGTAAAAAGAACCCTGGTAGAAGAAGAGTCCTCGTTTGTTAGAGGGGGTAGAAAAACAGTGCATCAATAATTCGTTGGCGACCTTCATCGGTTCTACCGATTCCATAGGTCTCCCTTGCGTCCCAACTTGCATATGCGTATCCTTTCCATAGGAGATCAAACATGGCCCTTAGACCACGAAACCCGTTAACTGACATGGCAGCAATTTACGATTTGATCGAGTCTTCGAAACTTGGTCGCAATCGAGCTAATCTTGCCGAACGGAACGCGATGATGGAGTTCTTGGCTAACAAAAGAGCTGCAGAGCGATCAGCACCAGGGTTTCGAAATCAACAAATGCGAGAAGTCAGGCAAGCCGAGCAAGATCGTAAGTCTCGTATGAGTCCAGAAGATTTGCTTAGAGAGTTGGCTATGTCTAAGAAGTCTGAGATGGATAACGCTTCTATGGCTTCCCCAGGCGTTGGTCTCTATAATAACCCAAATGACCCTGCCTATGCACCAGGGATGCCTGTTGATACCACAAATCGAGCAGGTTCTAGAAATCAGATGCCGGTTCGAAGTAGCGGAAAAGCAAAAGCAAAAGCAAAAGCAACACCTGACGCAACCAATCCAACTAGACAAGAGTTGGAGTCAGGTGCAATCGAGCAAGGGATTGATAGCTACTCCGACGCCCCCAAAGATAGAGACAACTTTGTCGAATTAGATCCAACTCCCAGGGTTTCTCCAAACACGGAAAAAAAGAAAGAAGCACTTCAACCCAAGCAAGGAAGACTTAATCCTTCACAAATCAATCCAAATGCTTTCAAAGTAGGAATGGTAGATTGGTCTCGTCTTGGGATAATGGGCGTAAAGAACCTTAATGATGCTGCTGCAGCAGCTAGAGGCTTTAGGTTTAGCGGGTTGACGTAATTGGCTAAAGACTACATAAGCTTAGGAAGTGGGCTCCGCTTATTATCGGAAGACCAATACGCGGAAGAAATGGGAACTACGAAGAGGGGATTCAGAGCTTTATGTAAAGCTCTGCAGATTCCCATGCTGGAGATAGGCTCCAAGCGTTACGTAGAAATGACCAGCTTTAGCATCGCCATCAGGTCGGTGTTAAGTATTGGTAACCCTGATTTCTTAGTGCCTGGTTGTCAGACATTAAAGAAGAATAGACGTACTACAGAACGCACGACAATGAAGCCTGAAGAGTTCGAAAAGAACTTCGAGACAGCAGTGCTTTGTCTTATGGCTTCTAGTGACTTAAACTTAAAGCGTTCTATCTATGAACTAAAGAAGGCAGCTAAGAAAGTTGCAACAAGACTTACAGACGCGGGGATACAGTTCCTGCCACCACGAGCACAATCAGATGCCCAGAAAAGCGATCAAGAAGAAGGATAAGGGAGTAGCCGGTTTCTTCGGTACAGGACCTCTTGAGAATGCCATCCGTGCTTCCAGGTTTGATGTACAAGAAGAGATTGAAATCTTGATTACGCTAGCCAGGGATCCAGACCCAAAGGTTGCATTGCCTGCCCTGAAACAGTTTAGAGCTGTAGTCAAAGAGATTGCATCTGTAAACGGGATGATAGGATCAATGCAACAAACCAAGAAGATCGAAGGGCCTACTGAAGTTGTGGAACAAAAGGTGTCCACCAGTGCCCTTCTTACAAATCTGAGGAAGGACAATGAGCAACACATCGAAGACAACGAAGAAGATCCGCCGCACGAAATCCATAAACCCCTCGATTCCTGAAGCTACTGAAACTTCAAAGATCGAGAGGATCCAGGAGTACCCAAAGCCTTCTAGGAAGGTCAACGAGGTTTTCTCCGTGCTGGAGGGTTTCGGTAAGATCGACATCATTAGGCTGTGCGGTGTAGGCATCCAGGACTTAGGCATCATTGACCCAATCGACGGATGGGCAAACGGTGTTGATGATCTATACAACAGATGCTCTAAGGTTTTGTTTGATGAGCATGGCAAGGTACGTAAGAAGTGGATTCAGCCTTGCTTGTCCCTGGAAAAGAACCACGCTACTAGTACTCCACCTACCATGCTGTCATCACTGTGCATGATGGTTGGAGTTACCGTTTTTGTAGATCACGAATGAAAGTCAAGTGGATCGAAAAGAACGACAATCCGTTCTATCCATTGCCCGCTGACTACAACGAGCTGGATGCAGACGGACAAAGACAAGCACGTGTAAATGCGTGTCGTCTTTGGTTGTGTCCTGGTCGTAGCTCTGAAGAGATAGCTGAGTCGTTTACTACTTCCGTAAAATTCTTTGACTTATTCTATCTCTGTCCCGACCATGAAGTTGATTTCGATCCGTTGTTCTACGACGACGAACCGTTAACTACGCCAACTTTTCACTTTGACATATTGAGGTCTTGGGCATCAAACAACAGAAACATAACCATCGCACCGCGTGGGTCAGCAAAGTCGTTCCTCGTCCGCAAATCCTGCCTTCTGAGAATGCTGGCTCGACCGATGTACACGATCTTGTACGCGACATCGACGAACGACAATGCAAAGGGGACAGGGCAGGCACTCAAGGATCAGTTCCTCCACAACCAGAGAATACTGGACGACTGGTCACCGGAGTTCCCGGACGGTCGAATTGCCCCCCGTCGAGGAGAGGCCCCTTTCGGAACTGAGATGATGCAGCTCAAGAATGGTTCTTGGCTGCGTGCAATCTCTGCTGAAAGTCGTCAGCGTGGTGGTCGCCCCAGACGCTATGTGCTGGATGACCCCGAGTACGATCCGAAGGCATCTACATCGATGTCAATCATTCGTCAGTACATGGACGATCTGCTGTTCAAGATCGTGCTGCCGATGGTTATGCGTAAAGGCTGTGGCGTTGATTGGCTGGCGACCTTCGTGTCTCGGCGTCACTACGCTTGGCATGCGTTGCAGACGGAGGAGTCTACTAGTGGGGAAAGGGTCGCTCAAGACCCGAGGTTTAATCTGTGGTCGAGAATGATCGTCCGTGCAGCCTACGAAGATGACGATGGGGTCATGCAGAGCTGTTGGCCCGATATGTGGCCAGCCACCAAGGCAGAGAAGACAGACGATCGTGTGTCCCTGGAAGAGATCAAGGACATCATTGGCACTGCCAACTTCTTGGCTGAGTACATGGCCCGACCGGGAGAATCGGGTGAGTCGTACTTCGAAGCCCTGACAAAAGTCAAGCATGGGTGGTGGATTACACGAGCTGATGAGTATCTAGAAACATCTCCTAGGCACTCGAATGCTGAGATCCACTGGTGTGTTGACGGTGAAGAGACGCGACTGCCCATGTCCGAGTTCTTGAATGGTGCAAGGCTCTTCATGTCTGTAGATACCTCGTACACATCTACCACTGACTCGGACTTCAAAGTGGCCTGCCTAATGGCTGCGGACTCAAACAACGATTTGTTTGTCCTAGATATGTGGAGCGGTCAGTGCCAGGAAAGCAGGCTAGTTCAAGAGATCTTCAAGATGGCGGACAAGTGGAAGTGCCCTACTATCCACCCTGAAACCATCAAGCAGGGCATTGGGCTGTTCCATAACATCGAATCAATCATCAAAACCAGAGCACTGGATATGGCTGGGGTAAGCCATCTGCCTGCAGTCAAGAAGCTCAACCCCGGCATGATTGACAAGTCTTCCAAGATCTCATCTTTGAATCTGAGGTTTGAACACGGGAAGATCAAGATGCCTTTGTGGATGAAGAACAAACCACAGTGGGCACGATTGTTTGACCAGATCGAGCAGTTCAACCCGGATGCCAAGGACGGGGGACTGCAGCACGATGATGAGCTTGACTGTGTGGCAATGAGCCAGTTTATCTTGAGAGGCCGCGTCAGGGCTCAACAACGAGACCCTGACGCGATTGATAACCCCATTGATTCTCTGAAGGCTGGACAGATCCACGACTCTTCGGGGAACCCTATTGCGTTCGGCGTTGACTGGAGAAATGTCTCTGCGTCGGACATATTGGACATACTGGACAACCACATAGAAGGGAATGAAGATGGAAGAACACGGGTTTGAACAGGTAGACTCTCGAAACTCAGTAGTGATACCTTTGGCCTTCTTTGATAAACTGCTAAAGTGTTACTATGGGAGCGGTCCCAGACACGAGGAAAAAGGTGTCCAGGCAGCCCAGGAAAGTCCTGCGGTAGAAGTGGTCAATACAGAAAGCCTAAGAGACCTGCAATTGAAGACTAGCCTCCCCGAGGGATACCAACCCAAGGGGGTAGCCCTCAGAAAAATAGAGACCAGAAATGCCGACAGATCAAATCAAGTTAACGAAGAACAAGAAGGCTCTGGCCAGAATCATTGACCAACATGCGGAGAGGGAGGAAAGCAGGCTCTCTTACCGCAGAACCACGTGGCTCCTCGCTTGGTACTACCTGAACGGTGCACGACGTTTTGACGTGTTTGACCCAGAGCACGGTAGTCTGCAGCCACACTATCTAGACGAAGAAGGCAATATGGAGTTCCAATCCCAGGAGCTCCTGTCTGCTATTGACCGTGTAACTGCACGGCTGGCTGCTGCTGACTTCATGCCCAGTGTCAAGCGCAAGAACAACAGCTTGACTGCAGTGCGTGACCGTAGTATTGCCCAGGTCATTTCAAACTCCCTGCTCTCTGCGGACCAGCTCGAGAAGGTCAAGTCCAAGTTCTGCCACTTGTTTGCAGCTCTTGGGTCTTGCGGTATCGCTGGTCACATTACAGATCACCCCACTATTGGTCTTAGTGCTGACCTTGAGGTTATCCATCCTCGAGAGTTGTTCCCGTTCCCGAGCTTGGGTAACGACTACACCAAGGCCCAGGGACTGATGAGGCAGCGGTGTGTGCCTATCAGTTTCCTCAAGGATGTCTTCGGCAAGAAGATTACTTCTAACTTGAAGAACATGGAGTACTGGGAAAAGACCGCTGGCGAAAGTATGGAAGAAGAGGATGAGTCAGAGTTCCCCGCAGGCTTGGATTACCAGCCTGGTAGTGGAGTTCCGGGTGTCCCTTCCAAGGCTGACGATGCAGTTGGTGTTGCAAAGATCCGAGAGCTGTGGCTCATGGACTCCCAAGACCTGGTATCCAGATACATCGTTACCAGTGGAGACTATGTAATCCACGATGAGGAGTACGAGGGTCTCGAGGTCTACTGCCCAATTGGATTCGCCAGGTTCATGGAGAACGGATCATTCCACGGTGCAGGCATGTTCGATCTGTTGTTCTCTATCTCACGAGAACTTGAACGGTTGATGAAATCCCTGTTCAACAACATCCGAGAGATTGACAAGTACGGCGTCCTGGTCATGCCCCAGGGACAGTTCAATGAGCGTGCAATGCTCCGGGATGTGGGCAATGGGCTGAGGATGATTCCCTACGAGCCGGACCCTGTGTCCGAGGGGTTCCGTCCGTTTACTATCGCACCCCACAACACCGGTGACATCCCAGGCAAGACTGCGAGCTTTGCCAAGTCCATGATGGATGGTCTTAGCCCGGTACGTGATCTCATCGAAGAGAAGGGTCGTATTGACTCTGCTGCGGGACTCAACTTCCTTGATGAGGAAGTCAACCGTGCAATGACCAACCCTTCTCGTGGTGTGGACCAGGCATTCGGTTCTTGTTATCGATCCATGCTGTCCAGTGCCAGCCGGGTGATTATGAGCTCACCTCGTCCTCTGCCAATCTCAGACCTGACTTTGGATATGGCAGGAGTCATCTTTGACCCTGTCCAGGGCACAGTGAGCTTTGGAGGTCAGAACCCCATCCCGAACATCAGCACTTTGCAGTTCAACATCATGTCCCGTACTCCGCGATCTGGTGTTGCTCGCAAGGCAGAAGCATTAGAGATGCTGCGTGCAGGACTTACAGATCCTGCAGGTCTGAAGATCCTTGCCCTGAAAGAGAACTTGGACTTTGCGGTATACATTGACGAAGAAAAGGCAGCGTACGAAAGCATCGTACGAAACTGCTTGATCTTGTACGGAGACGGCGAAACTCCTGGGGAGGTGGTTGTGACTCCACATACCGCCATGCCAGAAATGCAACTCAGGATCTTGGGGTCCTTCATGGCCAGTCCGGCTATGAGTATGTCTTCCCCACTTGTCCAAGACGAGTTTATGAAGTATCGTCAGTTCTTATTCGATTCAATGGGAATGACACTGCCAGAGTCAGTGCCAAACCCGGACGACATGGCCTCTCTAATGCAAGTCGAGCAGGCCATGCGTGAACAGCAGATGAGGCTTGCACAAATGCAACAGGGAGGAGGTCCGGGCGGACCTCCAATGCCATTTCCTAATCAAGGAGTAGCTTGATGTCCGAAGAGAACATGCCCGTAGAAAATATTGAATCCCAGGTTCCTGAGCCCCAGGCAACTGAAGCTCCTGCTCCAGCTCCTGCAGAAGTCAATCTTGATTCCAAGATCACGTTTGACGGGAAAGAAGTTTCAGTCAATGAGCTTATTGAGCAGAACCGAGAAGTCGATCGTCTGCGGGAATACCGAGAAAACGCAACTGCTCTGATGCAGGGCGACAACGTCCCAACTGAAAAACGTGAACAGGCAATGCGTTACCTCCTGGCTCAGGAAGGCTATGCCTCCAGCCAGATCGAAGAATATATCCAAGCAACACGAGAAGCTTCTATGCCTCCCCAAGAAAACCAAACCCCAGAGAATCCCCAACAGCCCCAACAAATGAGCCAGGAAGACCGGCTCCGTATGGCAGAGTTGGAAAACCGTCAAGCACGTCTCAATGTAGAGATGATGAAACGGGACCTGGATTCTGCAGTAGAAAACACGATGGCACATAACCCTCGGATCCGTGCCCTGGTCAACAAGAGCAAAGAGCTCAATGGTGACGATGGTGCAGACAGTCGGATTGATTCAATCCGAGAGGAAGTGCGTCGAGCAACCATGGATCAAATGAGGCAACGCAAATCTAGCGGAGAAACATTTGACAATACGTGGTTCAACCAGGAAACTGAGAAAGCCGCTGATGCGGTATATGAAAGAATTCGGTCGGTAATCGGTGACCCGGATAGAATCCAACGAGCACCGGAAACAGCATCGGATGCAGATAGCTTTGTTAATACGCCTCCCGTGGCTGCACCCAACTTTGAAAAGGGCGACAACATGGGCTCTGCACAGACCAAGTCTCACGACTGGACTGTGGACGCCCTTTCTCGCCTGGCTCAGGATGCTAGTGATGGGGGAGAAACTAAACTCTAATTTGAGGAAATCCTAATGGCTGCTACAGCTGGATCCCTCTTCGACAAGCATTCGACGCGGATTGAAGAAGTCATCAATAAGAACATTGATGTCTTCCTTCCGTCCCTCGATCCCATCTGGCGTGACACTGTTGTCACTGCCCAGGGTGTTGGACCTGCCGATGCAATCGGCCGGGACATGAAGATCCTGAAGGTTTATATGGGTTCGATGGCAGGTGTTCTCGAACAGGGTAACCCCCGTGCGGACGTTGGCCTTTACGGTGACGACACTGACGCTCTTGGTTCTAAGATGTATCTTCAGAACCTGGCTCAGACGTGGCCGGATCCGCTCAACGGCCCCAACGCTGCTCCGTATCGTCTTGGTATCCCCATGCGTTCCATGATGTCCAACATTATGTTCACGCTTGGCGAACTCCAGGCCGAGGCGGTTCCCGCGTTTATCGGTGATGTGATTGCTCCGAAGCTCGAGGGCTTCGCCAAGAACATCTCTCACACTCTTTGTAACTACTGGTACATCAACCAGAACGATCAGTACAAGCTGGGTACGATCAGTGAAATTGTTGATGGCGACGCTTTCGATGCAATTGATTCTGCATCTGTTGCTGTTCGTCTCAAGATCACTGAAGGTACCTATGACCGATTCTTCGTCGGCCAGGCTGTTGACATCATCACTAGTGATGGTGACTTCCGTCGCAATGATACGGGAGCTGACGGTTCCCAGACTCGTGCTACTCGTTCCAGGGTTTTCGTGCGGTCGGTAGATGAGCTGGCGGGATACGTCACTCTGATGTCTGACGTTGCCTGTTTCCACAGTGGTGGAGCTGGTGCAGCTACGACTTCCGCCGTTGGCGATGTCATCGTCTACGCAAACCAGGCTGATGTCACGGTCGATGCTGGGTCCAACATGGCACCCACCGGCATCGCTGGTATGAACAGCTGGATCAAGTCCGGTGCTACTGGTGCAAACAACACTCGTTACCTCCTGGGTGATGAGCGTGATACCAGTAACCAGATTGACCTCAGTGTTCACCCCGAGTTCAAGTCCTTCACGAAGTCGTCGGTCGGCACCCTGACTGAGCACAAGCTCCGTCAGTACCTCCGTCGCTTCCACGCTGCGAAGACCAAGTACGGACAGTACATCGATTGCCTGGTTGCATCCGATGGTGTCTGGATGGCCTACGAAGCAACCAAGATCGGTCGAGAGATTCTTGATCGTACTGGTCGCCTCAGCAGCTTGACCACTGAAGGTTCGAACGAAGGGTTCCAGTTCGCATTCGACGGACGCACCTACACCGGTTACACCTCCAACTATGTCGAAGACGGTTCCGTCTACGGCATTCGTAAGGGTGGTCAGAACTGGAAGCGGTACGTCCCGCCGACGCCTGCTGGTTACAGCACGTTTGACCGTAACGAAGGATTCATCCCCTTCAACTTCATTGCTGGAGCCCTCACGGGAACCGGCACCAACAAGCTGCCGATCTACGATAGCTCTGCCTCGGGCAACCGAAGCATGGTTACCGAAGGCGTCCAGATGCCTGGACTCCTGCGAATGCAGCTCGTGCCTGACCAGCCTGCTGGTATGAAGCTCACGGGTGTGACGACTGACCAGGTCTACAGCGATAACTAAATCGCCTTAGACTTGTTGGAAGAACCTCCTTCCTGCTGGAGAGGGGACCCTCAGCCTCCGGGGGTCCCCTCTTCTATTTCCCCACTTGTAAGGTAGAATGATTTCATGTCTAACAAAAAGAAGAAGTCTGACGCTTGCACGAAGAAGGTCAAAGCCCGATACAAGGTCTGGCCTTCTGCTTACGCTTCCGGGGCATTGACTAGATGCCGAAAGGTGGGAGCCAAGAACTGGGGTACCGGCGGCAAGAAGAAGAAACGAAAGAAGAAGTAATGGCTAAAGAGGGCCTTAGAAAATGGTTTAGCCGTAACGACGGTAAGGGCTGGATTGACTGCAAGACCGGTGGTCCTTGTGGTCGTAAGTCTGCAAAGGGCGGATCCAAGAGACCCTACCCTGCATGCAGACCTACTAAGGCTCAGTGCACTTCGGCAAAGAACAAGAAGAAGGGCCCCGAAAGAATCAGTTGGAAAAGCAAAAAGAAAAAGGGTAAGTAATGTCTAAGCCAGAGAAAAGACAAAAAGCCATTGCTCGAACTACCAAGGGTAAGGGAGCCAACTACCGACCTACGAAAAGTGGTGCGGGTATGACGGCTAAGGGTGTAAGAGCCCACCGAAAAGCTAACCCGGGTAGTAAACTTAAGACTGCTGTTACTGGCAAGGTTAAGAAGGGCAGCAAGGCAGCCAAGAGACGCAAGTCTTATTGTGCTAGATCAGCAGGGCAAAAAGCTAGAAGCTCTGCTAAGACCAGGAATGATCCTAACTCACGAATCAACCAAGCACGCAGAAGGTGGAAGTGCTAATGGAAATCGAAATGATCTATGACCCTATCGAGGTGGCAATCGGTACAGGTCTTGAGATGGGGCCACAACACCAGGTTTGCCCGGACGGTGAATGGGTTAAGGCAGTCAAGAGGATCACCGGGAGAGATGATCTTTTCGTCTACTACCACGCTTGGACAGGAAACTTTGTACTTGCTCAATGGGTCTACACGGAAGAAGACAACGGATTCCGTGTCTGTGTAGAGCTTGAAACCATGGACAAAGCTCCTGACCGAGGAGGATGGTTGCCCCTGGACTACATCAAGATGCGATGTTCCAAGGAATCTGCAGCAAACAACTCAAGGGCCATGAAGCAAAAGATGCAGAGGGCTGCTGCGGAGAAGGAGCAGATGCGTCTGGATGCCCTCGAGCAGAGAACAGAAGCTGCTAGTTATCAGCGAAGAAAAGGCAATGACATTATCGCAGCTAGTATCGAGTCAGGTCCGTATACTGGTGCTGCACAGAGTGAGGGTACTGAGCACCTTACAGAGTTGCTCACTCACGCTGCAAAGAACAAGACCATCACTTCGGGGTAAGCCATGCACTCAACTGGATCATTTCTGCTGACCGTCATCGAGCGTGTTCGGGCCTACCTAGATGAGGCTACCCTGGATGCCAAGTTCACCAATGACTACCTGACTCGTCATGTCATCTGCCCCGAGATGGTCAATGTCATGTCCAGGTTGTCAAACAATGCTGACAACCTAATCAGGGTACGACACCAGATCAGCCTTGTAGATGGACAAGAGCACTATGTTCTTCCTCCAAACATCGGAGAGATCTACAGGTTTGCGATTACCGACGAAGAGGGACGGATCACAAGAGAGTTCCTTCCTCGTAACGAGTTCAATCCCCGTGGACCTGGTTGGCAGATCCAAGGTAATGTTCTAAGTCTTCGTCCGTTCCCTGCAGAAAACGAGACTGCTGACATTCACTACATCCCCAACGGTGACTTCCAACCCCACTACGACGCGGACGGTGGAACGTTTAGCAACTCTACTACCTTTGTCTTTGACGCTTCTCCCACTATCGGAGCTATCGATAACAGAGAGAATGCGTACGCAGGTGCGGTTCTTCGTGTTTGGACGAAGACCTCGCACGCAGTTCTCGAAGAACGAATCATCGAGTCATATGACGCCAGCACTCGTACTGCTACAGTGCGACGACCGTTCACAACGGACGTGTCTTCGAGTCATGCTGAAGGCGGCATGAGGTATGAAGTAGCACCCATTGGCATGAACTCTCTTATTCAAGCCATTGCCTGTGCGTCTGCTATGAACCTGGGCACATCCAGGAACATTACTCAGAAGCAGATGCAGTTTGTCATTCTCCAGTACAAGACTGCGATGAAGACAATTGGTGACAACTTCAGCTTTATGCAGGCACGTAAGCCTAAGTCATACGAAAAGGATACGGTTGATAACCGTACGTTCTATCTCTTTGGTGACTAATGCCTCAGTACTTTGGGAACCTTCCTAACATTGACTTGATCTCTCAAGCGAGTGAGGTCAAGGCTGCCTTTGATGAATCCAAGATAGGAAGCACCCCAAACGACGTACAAAGTTTGGCTTGGGGATTCTTGCAATCGAACTTTGAAAAGCCTATGGAAGACTTGGTGGTTGCCAATATTCCAAGGTATACCTCTGCAGGGGATAGTCACCCTGCTGTTATTCCTCAAGGACAACAGCAACCCGGACAAGACCCCAGCCCAGGAGGTGGTGGCGGGGGCGTCGGGGGCAACCACGATCACTCACTAAATTGCAATGATGTTTGCGACTGCCTTCCTGAAGGCACTTGTGGTTCTAATCCTCAAGGTGCTTGTTGTTTACCGGAAGGTAGTACCGTTGGTGACGGGATATGCGTCTTTGTTACTGGCCAACAATGTGCCAGCTTTGGAGGCGTATGGCAAAGAGGAGTTAGTTGCGGAAATGCAAACTGTGTAGGGGAAGAAACTAACAGTTCTACTTGTGACTCGCCCGGATGTTCTGAAGACAGTAAGACAACTCAAGAATCAACCAGCGAGGAAAGTGGTAGTAGTAGTTCCTTTGACTTCTCCTTTGATGTAGGAGGCCCTCCTGACACTTCTGAAGATATTCCTGACATCATTGATGATCCTTACCCAGGCATTGAAGACAACGTATACAAGCCAGATGTAATTGGTAAGCAGACTATCTTGATATACGGGGGTGGTGACCCAGGATGTGTTGACCCTATCCAGGGAGGCACAATCATAATTAACCCTGGCGACATCCCAGAAGAAAGAGCATTTGGTATAGGTAAGAAGTGTTGTCCAGAACCAGACTGTGAACCTTGTAATGAATCTTGTCTAGATTCGAGATGTTGGGAAACACTACCTACTCGTATCGTTTACCCGGTAGAGACTTATATTGAGTGTCCTTGTGGGCCGAACGAAACTATCCCGGGATGGGACTTTCCCCAATCTCCTTGGGAGTATGAGCAAACTCCTGGGGGCCTTAGGTGGAAGTTTACAATCCCAGGAGGGTGTTGTTGTGCAGGAGAGATCCCTGATACTGATGATCCACCAACTGCCTTTAGCGAACCTAGTTATTCCACTGTGCCCGGACCTGGAGGTATTCCAGAGTTGCCTACAGGTGGTGATGGAGGAACTGTTTGTATCACAGTTGTATGGGGTAGAACCTACAGCGGAGGACAAATAAAAGTTCCTCAGCCAGAAGGCTGTGATCTTCTTTGTCAGGTTAATTCACAAGACCCACCTGTGTGTTTGGATTGCATTGGTTATCTCACATCGGAGCAGTACACAGCTCCAACACTTATGAGAGACGAGTGCTTCGAATGTTGTGACCAAACATCTACTGAACAACTACCTTGAGACGCAACAATAAACAAGCAAACTACAACCTAGATCCCCACTCCCTATTAGGCAAAAAGAATATCCCTTCTCGAACACCTGTTCGACAGGAGCCTAAAAGAAGGTCTGAGTTGGGGGAAATGTTGTTTGTTACTAAAGACTCTAGACGGATCTCAATGAACAATCAGTTTAAGGGACAACCCTTATTCTTGATTCTCAGTGGTCCATCCCTAAACAACTTAGATCTCAATGAGATTACTCGAGTAGGCGCACTAAGCTTTGGGGTAAACAATAGCTGGTCTATATTCAAGCCTTTCTTCTGGACCTGTGCAGATAATCCAAACAGGTTTTTGTACTCCAGGTGGAAAGACCCCAACGTACTCAAGTTTTGTCCTCTCCCTCACAAGGGTGGGAAACTCCGAACTAAAGAAGGGGACCACTTTCTTAAGAGCGAGGAGACTCCCGAAGACTGCCCAAACGTATTGTTCTATCCTCGAAACCTTTACTTTGATCCTTGCCTGTTCCTCAAACAAAGCACGGTCAATTGGGGAGGAGATTCCAAGAAGAGAGATGCTCTTGGGTTTAAGGGGGCTAGGTCTGTAATGTTTTCTGCTCTGAGAATAGCCCACATACTTGGGTTCTCTGATATCTACCTATGCGGGGCCGACTTCAATATGGAGCAGGGTAAACAGAACTATGCCTTTGAACAGGATCGTGATGAAGGAGCTGTAAAAGGCAACAACAACTCCTACAAAACAAACTCAAAAAGGCTAGAATCTCTAAAGGAAGTACTTCTAAGGGCAGGTACAAAGGTTTGGAACTGCAGTCCTACAAGCAATCTAGACGCTTTTCCTTTCCTTCCATTCTCCCAGGCCATCAAGGCTTGCGAGAATTTGGTCCCCAAACAAGAGTCAAGCTTAGGCTGGTACGACAAGGTAAAGAAAAAGTCTCAACTAAAGGTTAAGAGGAACTGAGATGGCTAACGAGCTGAGTACCAAGTGGACATACCCGCTTACCATGGTAAGCCAAGATAAACGGGTACCTCTTCCAGGTGTGCTTGACGGATATGCTGGCGAGCTTTCTGGAGTAGACGGTTCTGTTCAGGGTGGACTTAGACCCTTCTCTGGATTCAAGACAGTCTACGAGCTCAACTTCTTTGCCAACTCAAACCACAACGAGAACTCGTTCGTTACTGATTTCTTCCCTGTCAACTTCAAGATCGACTTTGACTCATACGGGTACGGGTTTGTTTACCGTGCACAACGTCAGACCTCAGCTGCAACCGGTAGTGTCACCTTTGCCGAGAAAGCCTCTGACGGGGACAAGGTTACAACTACTTCCACAGATGGCACGAAGAAGACTTACCGGGGATACAGTGGTTCTACTCACGGATATTCAACCGGTAGTACAGGCAAAGCAGATCTCCGATTCGAGTTCCTGAAAGCGGCTGCTATTGGAGGATCTATCCAGCTCGTTTCAGAAGATGGGTACACTCGAACCTATAAGGGGGTGGATGACGGTCGTGCTACCAATGGTGACTACGATTCCACTGATGGCACCATTCTCTTCAATGTAGGTGGTACTGAACGTAGACTCATTGCAGACTCCCAAGAGCTAACCACTACAACCGGAACTGGGATCACTACCTCAACCCCAGACCAACTGACTAGTGCTAGTGGGGAATCTGGGACAACTGGGACTGCTACTACTTCGACTGAGGGTCTGACAACTACTGACACAGACACTGAAACTTTGGTGGGGCAGACTTACCAGGATTCTTTCCAAGACAGTAACTTCCAAGTTACCTCCTACTCAGGAGGTACTGGAACAGATGTTCCCGCAGACGAAAGATATCTAGATACCGGTGATGGGTACCACCCAACTGCAGGCAGAACGACAAAGCCCCTGTCTACAATAAACATTGATTCGGTGACCAGTATTGACGGCAAGACTGTGATCTTTGCTGACGATACTAAAACCCACACTATCACCTTCGATGCTGCTAGAAGTAGAAACTCATCAGGGATTGCAGCTTCTACTACGATTACCCAGATTGAGAAAACAGCAGCCACCCTTAATGGCAAGACGGTAATTCTCACAGACTACGAGAATACTTCCCACACAATTACGTTTGATAACACAATCAACAAGTCAGAGTCGGCAGCTTCTGCAACTCTGACGGTGGCTAATGCAACTTCTCTCAACGGTCTAAGCATCATCGTTGAGGATGCGGGTGACCAGACTCATACTATTAGCCTTAGTACATCCGTTACCCAGGGTAATTCTACTACGACGGTTGCGGGAATCTCTGGAGCATCCACAACTCCAGAGGTTATGACTTCGATCAAGAAGTCTCTCGAGCTTGCAATTGCAGCTGGGCTCATCAACATGACTGTCGAACAGTCTACTGGTTCACAGCTCAGGCTCACTATGGGGACCAAGGGTACTACTGGAAACGGTAAGGTAATTACCGGTACTGCAGTCTCTGGTGCAAAGGTAACTGTTACCACCTTCTCTGGAGGTAACTCAGGCTCTACCCACAGCAAAGCTGGACTTGCCGACTCTGATGGCACCACCTTGTTTGCAGTCGAGTCACTGGCGGAAGCAATTAAGTTGGCTGTTGCAGCAAGCAAAATCAAAGTCAACGTAGGAACACCTACCAGAACTGCAGCCTCTGCTACTTTTACATTTGGGGACACCGAGTTTGATGACCAGAACAAGGGTACTTGCACTCTTGTAGATGCTGCTGGTACCAGTCATACCTACTCCATCCGCAATGACTACTCAGCATCTACGAATGATGCAGCTGAAGCAAACTTTACTTTCCACACCTCTGACTACAACAGCGTAAACGATGCGTCTATCACACTTGTAGATACTGACGGACTTACGAAAACTTTTGTTGTTAAGAATGACTTTTCCGCTGCTGCGCGAGAAGCAGAGGCAGAGATTGACCTGGGAGACACGAAGTTTGACGATGTAAACTTTGCCGAGGTAACCATCACTGACGCAGTGGGTACTGGTAAGACCTACCGTATCCGTAACGACTATGGTGCTACGACATCCAGCAAAGCTGTGATGACCTTTACCTTCGACGCTTCCAAGTTCAATACACAGAACAATGCAACACTGAACCTGGTAGATGCTGCTGGAACGGGTCGAGCATACAAGATCAAGACCGACTACTCAGCAGTAGATTCCCAGCAGGAGTTCAACGCTGGTGCGAGCTCTGATGTAGCTGCAGCAAACTTCGTAGCCATCGTCAACAGTGCGAATGGCCATAACGGTACTCTGGTTGCAACCGCTAGTGGCTCGACCGTGCAGGTAATTCAGAACACTGCCGGAGCGACGGGTAACACTACGATTACCCCTAGCTTCAATCCGTACTGGAACTCGACTACTAGTGCTGACGTTCCTTTGCAGTTCGTGGGTGGAGGTTCGGTGGAATTCAACGCGGGGGCAAACGCTGCGGCTGCTGCAGAGAACCTGAAGATTGCAATTAACAGCTCTGCTGGACATAACGGTACGATCACTGCTACCAGGTCGGGCAACATCGTGAAGATGGTTATGGGAACTGCAGGGTCTGCAGGCAATACCCCAATCACTACGTCGCATAACTACGACTTCAATGATGTGACTGATACGGCTCTCCCCACTAGTTTCGTTGGAGGAGACTACATCGAGTTCAATGCGGGTGCGAGTGCTAATGCAGCGGGGGATAACTTCGCGATTGCGGTAAATGCTTCTGGGTTGAAGATCGACGCGACTAACACTTCGGGAGCTGTTGCTTTAGTGCAGGAGGTGTCAGGATCTACTGGCAATACCTCGATTACCAAGTCTTCTTGGGATTCTGTTACCCAGGCTAACGCACCAAGTGCATTCAGTCGTGGAGGATTTGCAGAGTTCAACGCCGGAGCAAGTGCCACTACGGCTGCAACTAACTTCTGCATTGAAGTCAACAAGTACCAAGGCTCCCAGATCGTTGCGTCCAGCGTAGCAGGTGCAGTTACCCTGTCCCAAAAGACGGGTGGTGCATCAGGTAATACCACCATCACCACGGACTCAGATTGGAATAGTTGCATTGAAGGAGGGTCTATGCCCTCTACGTTTACCACCGGTGAACGGTCTACACTTCGACTCTCCATGGGTTTGGAAGGCACTGCAGGAAATAGCAAGACCATTACAGGCACGAACATCTCTGGGGGTCATGCCTCAGCGAGTGCTTTCTCTGGAGGTGCCCTTGGATCTACTAATGCAATTGCAGGCATCCTTGGCCTCACAGACCCAGGTGAGATTCTAACCTCTCTTAGGACTTCTCTTAACGCTGCAATCAATGCTAAGTTGATTAACTACCACACTCTTGGTCAGAGTTACTTTGACGATAAGTTTTTCAAGATCTTGATGGCAGAATCAGGATCTGAAGGAGAAGGCAAGAGGATTACAGGTACTGCAGTAGGTACTCCGGCAACAGGCACCGCAACTATCGGTGCTTCTGTTACTCAAGCCAATTTGAACGGCAAGACATTTATCTTCCCTGTAAATGCACACACAATTACATTTGACGATTCCCTGTCTCAGACTAGCAGCACTTCAACCAAGGCAGGCATCAAGGATCAAACAACAGCCCAGGGGCTGTTGGAGTCGTTGCATAGATCCACAGAACTTGCAATCCGTGCAGGGTTAGTAGTCTCCACTGAACCCCTTGGCGATCGGGTAATGACGATCAAGTCAAAGGCTACAGGCACAGCTTACAATTCCCAGAACTTTACGGGTACTGCAGTGTCCGGTGGGTTTATTAGTAGTGGTGCATTCAGTGGAGGAGTAGCTGGAAGCAATATTACTGCTACCCCGTTTGAAGGTGGGCAAGATATTTCCAGTAACCTTGTGGCTGCATCGGAAGCAGCAAGCAACCTCAAGGAAGCAATCGACTCGAAGATGGGCCACAACGGTAAGTGCTCTGCCTCATTCACGTTTGGTGATACAGAGTTCAATGACCGTAACTTTGCAACGATTGAACTAACTGACACCAACGGTAAGACTGTCCAGTATCGTATCCGTAATGATTATGGTGCTGTATCTGCAGGTACTGCTACTTCCGCCAGAGCTCAATTCCAATTCACTGGTGCCATCCTTGGCTGGAACAATAACGGGACAATCAAGCTAATCGACGGAAACAATAAAGCAGTCACCTACACCTTGAAGGTAGGAGAATCTGCTGACATCACTAAGAACGAGTTTGAAGATGGGGCCAACGGAACAGAAGCTGCAACTAACTTTGCAGCAGCAGTAAACAGTTTCTATGGACACAATGGAACAATCACTGCGTCTAGTTCTGGAACAGATGTAACCCTTGTGCAAACTGTTACAGGCACCGCAGGTAACACTTCCATCACGACTGCTAATTTGAATTGTATTGATGCCACTCTTGGAGATTCTCCTCCTTCTAAGTTCCATGGTGGAGGCTCAATTGAATTCAATGCGGGTGCAAATGCAACTGTTGCGGCTACCAATCTTGTTATTGCCATCAACGCCAGCACTGGGCATAACGGAACAATCAAGGCTACCAATACAGACGGCGCAGTGACTCTTGTGCAGGATACTCCTGGTTCCGAGTCTGCTATGGAACGACCCATTACTGACTATGGGTTTATGCGTTTGAACATGAATGGATCTGCAGTTCTTCCAACAGCCTTTGAGCTGACTGCAGTAGAAAACTATAGGTTTACCGTAGAAACCTTCAGCACCTCAACAAGTGGTGCTACTAGTCCCGAGCTGGTAATCACCCAAAAAACTACGGGGACTGCAGGACACACTAAGATCACTAACTTCAACTCGTTTGCTGCAAAGCTAAACGTGAAGTCCCTTGCTTCTAAGTTTGAAGGCGGAAACGACATCATGTTTGATGTCGGAAGTTCTGCTACAGACTCACGAAATAACTTCAAGACTGCAGTAGATGGAGGAACTGGACACTCATCTAAGTTCTCTACCTCTGTTTCTGAAGAAGGTTCCAATCGAACTATGGCAATGTCTCAGGCTGTAGCAGGTAATGCTGGCAATACAGACATTGATATCTCAGTGAAGCCGGGAACAATAGCCGGTCCTGTTATTAGCAAGGTGGCGTTCAGTGGTGGGTCAAACCGAGAAGGTGATATCTTCTTGGACTTTTACCACTCCAAATGCCAGGCATGGTCTTACGGTAACCTCATCAAAGAAGGTACAAGTAGCACTGAAAAGATCGACGTGGTATCAACGGGCAGAGTTGTAGTAGTTGGTATCCGGGGCGAGTCTCCAGTTACTTTCTACGTAACTAAACCTGAGTGTGAAGACTCTTCATCTGAGGTAGGTACGTCAGATGCTTGTCCAACAACTGCCACTAACAATCCTATCGGTACAAACACGGTAGATTGTTTTTATGACTACAGCATTGTGATTGAGACTGCACCTGGTCCTGGTGTTGCTCCTGATCTGCAAGGCCCCGAGGTATGCCAAACGATTTCGGGCGGAGGAATTGGATCTCCGGGTAACGAACAGTTCTTTAATGCTGCTTCTGTATTTACTACTGAGATCCCTTCAAACCTGGAACAGTGTGCAGACGGAACTATTGTTCTATGTGAGTCTCTCATTGACGAAGGTTTTTATCCCGGTAACGATTCTGTACCAACAGGAACATTTAGTAATTTCCCTGAGCCACTGTTCTTTAGGTCCGACGAAACTCTTGCCGAGATTCTTGGTTATGGAGAATCAGATGAAGGGGTAAGCGGTTTCTTTAGTTCAAACGATTTGATACTTACATCTGACGAAGAAGACCAACCTTACTTCTCTAGTCTTCCAGAGGGCAGTGTAAACCAGCTACTTAGGATTCCTGAAGAGTTTGGAAACGCATCTTCTGCTGTACAAAGAGCACTCAATAACTTTAAGATGCAGGAGATTCCTGAAGTTACAATCTCGATCGGTCCTGGAACTTATTTCCCGCATCCCCACAGCGAGTTGTCCGTAAACAGAAAAAAAATACTCGGACATACCGTAGGCAACTCCCCAATTGTTTTGAGTACCGATGATGAGATCAATAGCTTTATCCAGATAACAGATGTGTTCGGGGATGAGCACAAACTAGTATTCAAAGACAGTGAGACTGCTAGAAAGTATCCCGGATCTGAGACTCGTATTGATCGTGGTGCTACTGCTACTTGGACCTGGATTGAATCCGCTGAAGAGGCATCTCAAATTACACTCTTTGCGGCTGGTGCAGTAAGTGGAATTACATACCGTGCAGTAAATGACGATGGCCCCCATGAAACGGGAGACCTTATCACTGAAGGGGTTGTTGCATTCCGTAGGGGTGACTCGTCGGGGTCTGTTTCGGATAGGGTCTTGAACTGTGCCTTGCAATTCAAAGCTGCAGTTGAAGGCACCAATGGTCACGGTACCTCCCTGCTAACTGTTGCTTGCAACGCAGGACAGGTCACGGTGTCCCAGGTCACTAAGGGATCTAGTGGGGAAACTTCCATCTCCTTCAGCACCAGCTCCGATGTTTCTTCCTTTGTAAAGCAATGCAATCCCATACCTCCCGCTAAATTTACTGGAGGGGTGGAAACTAATGTTTACCACTCTTATATAAATTCTGCTTGGGATTCAGATTCTGATGCGGCCGACACCCTTAGAGTCAGAAAAATCTACAACTCTATGTTCCATGCCTTTAGAGGTACGGTTGTAGGTACGGATGGCGTATTTATAAATGAGGATGTAAGTACCTTTGACTCATTAGGTCGAGCACCAAACTCATCACTTCCTTTTGGTAACGCCGGTGCGGGGGGAGGATCTGAACTAAGATATAGTTCTCAAAATCTTCCTACCCAACTTACTTCTTTTGCTACTAAGTCTGGAATCACTTTTGCTTGGGGTACGCAAGGTACCTTTGGTGGTGGCACACCTATTGAGGAACAAGAATGGACAATAGGGTTCTTTTCCAATCTTGGCGGTTCCGTTAATAACCGAATCAAAGTAGAAACAAACATAGAAGGAATTGTTGGACAAGAGGGTTACCCAGATAGCCCTGAATTTTATGACGGTCTTAGCGATTCAGGTACTACTTCAATATCCTTTGTGACTGGAGCTCCTACAGATGGGGCTACTATCACTCTAAAGAACACTTACAACCAGGAATTCAAGTTTAGGTTTAATACTTCTTCTACTACGCAAGACGGAAGTAAAGAACTTGTAGGTGCAGATAAGGTTTATACGGTTGGTATTAAGGACCAAGAAACACCAGCACAAATTGCCCAGGCTTTCTACAAGGTACTAGACAAAGAGAAACGCAATACACGAATTATTCCTACTGTGGTAGGCACGGTATTTACCTCTATTGATCTTACTCAGCTTGTGCCTGGTGGAGGACCAAACACTCTTATTGAGCCAGATGGCACTGCTTATACAGATGAGGAAAGGTCACTCTGGGCTTCACAAGAAGGCCATCTGACTATTACTAACGGTAATACTGAAGTGGTCTTGAGTGGTGACAGCACAAACAACATTGTTATATCTAACTTCTCTGGGGGCACTTCTATATTGGCCCCCCTATATGCCCATAACGATCAAGTGGACAGTGACGTAACGACTGCCTATGGCTTAAATACAAGCGATCAAGATAGGTACCTTGCAAAACCCCATTGTTTTATTCCCTTGGGTACACGAACAATGGCCTCTCAAACAAGGAACTTAGACCAAGTAAACATTAAGGGTAGGTATGGGGCAAACAATACGATCTTCGACTGTTTCCATATGCCTGGTTCTTACCACGGACGTGCAGTTACAGGAATTGAAAATCCTCATAGGCATCCTGCAAACTATCACCCCTTCTCTTTTCTCCAAGATAAAAGAGATGCGACTGCAACTTCCGGAGCTACTCTCTATAACCCTCAATACAAGGTAGTTGTAGAAGGATTAACCGTACAAAATGTGGGAGACCCCCACAACGCTTTGCCTGGTCTAGATGCAGATAACATCACTAGAAGGCCAAACCTTGCAGCAGCACAGATCAGGGAAGCAGAGACTAGGTTTGAAAAGTGTTTCTTCAAAGACAACTCTGCAAGTGCTATTCTTAATATTGACACAAACCGTCTTAGCGTGGACTTTGCTAGGGACTTAGACATTAGAGGATGTGTTTTCTGCAACAGCCGTAAGTTTGGTTTTGAACGGTATGAAGAAAACGGTAGATGTCTTGAAACAACCTTTGAGAATACTCCTACCCTTACGACCTATGTTTACCACTTAAGTTTGGTAGATCCAGTATGCACTCCTGATGGAGCGGCTGTACAAGATCTGCAAATGGTAGATAACCAGATCGGAGGAGATGGCCAATGCTTTAACAGGTTTGTAGCAGAGTGTGGTGATTTTGGAGGCTCAGTACTTACGACTTCGTTTACCGATGTTTATGGAGACGTAGACGTAGCCGAGTTTAATATTAACGATCACGTTCTTCATGCAGGCATCTTGCCTGGAGGTGTAATCTACCCGGGGCAAAGTCCTGTAGCACAGAGTCTCTGTCTTTACGATGTAGACACAATTCCTCAAGGAGAGTATGTAGACCAGCTGGGCGTAATCAAAGCTTTTGTCTATATGTTCAATGACGCTGATATAGATAAGTTTGCTGTAGATGTGTTGATGTGCAAGGCGGACGAGAACGGGGAGTTTGAACCTCCCAAGACTGTGGTCCACGGTGCTAACTTGGTTCTTGATAATGGTCCAAAATCATATGACGGTGCTTACCCAGGTAATGGTTGGACCTCAAAAGTAACTAATGACCAAGGAGGTCAGTTTGCTGCCTTCGTAGATTACGGTCTAAATGATGAGGATATTGGTGTAGATGAATTTGTTTTAGAGGTAGATAGAAGTTCTCTTGGCAACAACATTACCAATGCTACTGCTTATCAGGTATCAATTAATATTGCTCCTCAGTTCTCTACTTTGCAGTGGCAACCTGGGACCTACAAGATTGTTCTAAGAGTTCGACCGGTGGGCTATCAGGATTTAGATGTTCTTGGTAATGCTAGAACTGAAGTTGCAAACTTCACTGTACAACCTGACTTCTGTTTCTACGGGATTGACGAGACTCGCGAACAAGTCAAAGACCGCAAGAAGCTGGAAGCAGGCGACTATGTGTTTGCCTACCAGTTGTATGACAGCAAGAGTGGTAGACGCAGTGCTCTTTCAAAGGTACTCGAGGTAAGGGCATCAGACTTCTCTGCACTCATTGGAGAAGACAACCAGACTTCTATTCCTGAGTCAGTATTAGAGGGGGCTACTAAGCACGCAATCCTCGACCTGGTCTACGACTCAGACAAGTACGACTACGCTTACATTTACAGGTCTGTAAATACCCGTAACGCTACTGGTACTTTCTCTGCTGGAGTCCTGTCCCTTGACGGACTAATCAAGTTGGCTGACTACAACATTGTTGGGCACCAGCCAGAGACTACTACTGCGTTCAAGAGGTCTGCATACGTATATAAGTTGGGAGATCTAGAGTTGATCTACCAGCGTACCTACACCCAGGGTGCTGCGATCTTTGATGAACGTATGCCATTCGGTGGTGAGCTTGACTGGTATGACGGCACACTTCTGATGTCTTCAATCAACAACACCCCCGTGTCTTCTACGGACACTACGGGCACACAGGTGGTTGAAAGCTTAGGGGAGTTGCGGTGGTCTTCAATGACTGAGAGATCGCCTGAGCTGTTCTCGCCTATGGATAGATTTGTACCTTCGATCCCTGCTAATGAGATTATCAACCTGACTCGATTGGGTGGATCGGTAATCGGATTCAGCAAGGACCGCATGTACCATATCCGTAAGGAGGGTGGCGGAAGTTATGGTTACCTGCGTCTGCTTGAGATGCACGAGGGCTTTGGTACTCCAGGTCAAAATACCGCAGATACCGTTGCGTCTACCATCTACTTCCTCACGACCAAGGGCATTAAGGCTGTAGATGCTCAAGGTAAACTCGACGATGTACGGGGATTCGACTACTACATCACCAACGAGTGGGCAGGTAGTAACTTTGACAACGCCTCTGTAGCCTTCGATCCAATCTCTTCAGTCCTGTATGTGCTCAATCCTGACAAGGAAGAGGCAGCGTGCATGTGGTTCAACACCGCACGGACTTCTCTCCTGAAGGACATGAACTTCACTCAGGTCAAGAAGGGACCGTGGGTATCCGACCTTGCGGACTACAACTCGTCACTGGTGGAGCGAGCAATGTTCCTTCAGAACGTGCCTACTACTGCTACTGCAGCTGACGGTGTCTCAGGATACAAGCCTCGCATTGTGGTCCACGACTACGCCTACTCAAAGACCATCGAGGCTTCTGGGTCCTATAACGGACAGCGTCGTGTAACCATGATGGACGGAAAGGGAGACACTAGGCTTACCCTTCTAGCCAATAGCACCCACCCTGCCAGCAAGTCCAAGTTGAAGATTGACGTGTCTACCGACCAGGTGGGAGACCAGTGGGTCGGCAGTTACCTCTACGTACTCAATTCCGCCACAGGATCACTAGTGGGGAATAAGGCCAAGATCCTCGAGATCGTGAATGCCCAGAACCGTACCTACACTTCGACTGATGGCGGAGATACCTACATCATCGTTGAGGGCACAGACTTCCAGGGTCTGGCTGCTGGCGACCGGGTAGGGATCTCTCCTATCTACTTCAGGTGGATTGGGCACCCGACAGGCATGAGTTCAGACTCGGGCCAGAAGTTTGCGGGCATCGACTTCCACCGCACAAAGCATCTGGAAGCAGCCGGTGCCAGCTTCATCGATGTCAGTGGACCCCCTTCTACTGACTCTACAAATACCGACTCCAAGTACAGGGCTCTCGCTTTCTCGGGGTCTAACCTGACTCCGGCAGAGAAGGTTCTTATCAAGGACTTCTCTGGTGCATTGACCAAGTCTGTAGCAAACGGAGCCGCAACACATTGGGCAGCCTTTGGTGCCGATACTTCAAGCATTGCTATGCAAGGGTTGTACGGTATCGAAGGTCCAGCACTCACTCCTGGACTAGAGGTGTTCTGCCCAGACCTTGATTTCAGATTGTTATCGGTTCTTGTTACTGGTAAGATTTTGTCATCTGACCGCACTAACCGGGGAACCGTGGAGTAGATCAATGCCACATGAAGCTGGACATTTTGACTGGATGGATGATTTCTACAACTACGGGGGTGGGAACAATCCATTCGATCAGCAGGGGTTTACGTTCAATCCCCAGGGTATTGCCAATCAGGCAGCACAAAACTACGACCCTAGCAGTGGTCAAACTTTTGAAAGTTATCTAAACCAGCAGTTCCCCTCAGTTCTCGGACAGATGGGACAGGCACTCGGTCAAGACTTTGAACAGATGAACCTGGCTAACCAGTTTAGCCAGCAGATGCAGCAAGAAGGACTAGAGACTCTCATGGGGTCTCTTGATGATTTCAGAACTGACTTCGGTGGTTTCCTGGAACAGCTCCAGGGGAGCATGTCTGACATCGAAGAGTCAGACCGCCAAGCACTGCAGGACTTTAGTTCGGGCATGGAGGCTGCTATTGGTGACCTGCTTTCTAGTGCAGGCAGCATGAGAGAAGCAGGACAGAGAACCGGAGACGAGCTAAGAGGATACGGACAAGAGATGCTCGAAGGAGCAGAAGGTATCTCCGACCAATTTATCCGCCGAGCTGAAGATCAAGAACGAAAGCTTGGCGTATTCATGGAGGAAGCACGAGAGAAGTTCGGCGAGAAGGCTGACGTAATGATGCGTGCAGCCAAAGACTCTCTTGGCACAGTCAAAGAAGCAGCTGCTTCCTTCATAGATAACAGCATGGCTTTGGCCCAGTCTCAGGTAGCTGGCATCAATAGATCCAGGCAAGTCGAAAAAGACATGATTGCTATGAACCCTGATATGAATGAAGCACAGAAGGCTTCTTTGTCTCAGACTCTTGACCGACAGGGTGCAGAGCAATTGCAACAGATTGCCGCAGTCACTGCATTTGGGATCAACCAAACCAAGTATCAAAACGAGATGGCAATTGCTGGTGCAGAAGCAGCGGTTGGAGGAGTCGCTGGACAAGTTGCCCAGATGACAATTGGTCTCGAGGCTAACCTTGGCCAGGTAATGACAAACGTCTTTAGCCTGACTAACCAGATGGTTGCCCAGGGCGTCTCGTTGGAAGAGGGCTTAAAGTCTGAAGCCTACCAGATGATGGGACAAGGGGCCTTGCAGCAGTTTACTGCAGATATGCAGGCAGCTGGGTTTGAGGCTAAGGCTGCTGAACTCCAAGCAGCACAGCAAAGCCAGGAGTTGTCATTCCAACAGTTTATGTCTGCGTCACATTCTGAGAACCAGCAATTCTTGGCTAGCTTCTTTATGCAGGGCCAGGCAGCACTTATGCAGGGTGATGCTATGACTGCTGAGTACATGGCAAACATGACGGTCAACCCTGTCTCGATGGGTAGCCTTCTTGCATCACTGTTCCAGTTCCAGATGATGGGAATGGAAGCAGGCATTGACTTTAGTTCTGAAACCGGTTTGGACTTCGGAAGAATGATGGAAGGCTTTAACCCTGAACAGTTCTACAGCCTTACCATGAACAACCCCAACTTTAGTGGAGAGATCCCTTCCAGTTTTGAGATGGGTATTCCCGATCAGGCAATTCAGAATCTACAGAATCTCATGTCAGGACTTGGGTCGCTTTCGACATTTAGCTAACGGATAACTTTGATGTCTAGATTTTCTCAACCACAAATGGGCGATGCGATTACTCCTGGGTTCCAGCAGGCAATGGCGGGTGCTTCTCGTTCTGCTGCAAACATTGGGCAACAGCAACTGCAACGTGAGGCACAGAGCAATAGCCTTGCTATGACCCGTTTTGCAACTCTTCTTGGTTACCAGCAGGCTAGGGAAGATCGACTCTCTGCTGAAATGATGCACAAGTCTTCTCTTGTCAATGCAGCAGGTATTGCTGCAGACCGAATGGCACACGAGAAGCTGCTCATCAAAGAGCAGAGAGAACACGACCTTGCATTCCACAATGCTGTGCAAGCAAAGAACGCAGAAATGATGCGGATGCAACGTGAACTGGAGGAGGCACGAAAGAAACAGGACACCAAAATTAGTTTTATGCAAGACATGATGCACGGCCCTCGCCATGGAGCAGGTGGTGCAGGAGCGTTGCCAGGAGGCATGGGTGGAGGAGGAATGCAAGGAGGCATGCAACCTGGTGGTGGGATCATGGGATCGAATATGCCTTTCCCCACTAGTCAGGAAGAAGTAGAGACTCTGATGGGTAGGATGATGCCGCAGACTGTCACGCTGATGGGCAACATGGGTGCTCCTGGCATGGTCTCCTCACAAGTAAACGGTAGATTTTTCGGCAACTTGCTGATGTCTACTGTTACTGGGGAGAGTCCTTTCGAGGCTAGAAGTGCAGATGATCTTGCAACTTCTACAATGGGCACAGCTTTTTCTAGCGGCATTAGTGCCCTACTGTCCGGAGAGGGAGATAAAGCTATTGAAGGAATTGGTCAAGGCTTTAGGCAAATGCACCTTCTCTATGGCACAGCTGGATTTGAACGGGTAGAGGGAGAAGTACCTGACCCAGCTGATGTTGGTGAGCGTGCACTGCGTAACACTATCTTGCCTGGTCTTAGGCAAGAACTGTACCGGGTTGCACGGGGCACTGACTTCGACAACCCCGAACTGGTAGTTGAAAGTATCGACACGATCTTCAATATGATTATGCCTTTGATGGCTGGAGGAGACGATTCTCACCGGGTCATCTCTGGGTACACAGACAGTGACGGTACTGCTGTTCCTGGATCTAGAGACCAACTCCAGAAACTGATTAGGTACTACAGAGAAGAAGAACCAGACTCAAAGAAAGCACAGGCCATGGAAGTAGCCTTGCAAATCTTTGGTTCTTATACAGAAGACACACGAAGCGTGTTGTCTAGAGGAGAAGGGGTTAGGGGTGCTCTACTGCAAGAGTACATGACTCCTCCCCAACGGGATCCAGAAACTGGTGCAATCATAGCTCCTGGACAACTAGACAGGACTAAGGTGCCCAAGGAAGACCTGGCACTTGCAGACGCAGTGCATGGTGGTTTCGTAGCTTTCAACGAGATCTCAAGCTACCTAGTCAAGGGTTTGTATGTAGGACACGAGGACAAGAAAGCCATTGGTCGGGCAGCTTACGAAGTTACACAGTCGTTGGCTTCTCCCGAAGAAGTGCAGGCAAGTATCAGGCTTATTGCTGCAGGAGACATGGCAGGTGCTCTTGATGCACTTGATGCTTCTGTTGACAAAACTTACCAGGCAATGATGAAACACGGCAGACTCGTAGACCGCAGTCCCGAAATGGTTGCGGGTATGAACAAGGAACTGTTTGGAGATGCGGGTACTAGGGAGTCAGCCCGTGCTATTGTCGAGCAGTATGCTGAAAAGTACAGCAGTGCTCTTGACGGGTTTACTCCGAAGTTCAATGCGTCTGGGGAAATCATCAACTTCCCTGCCATTCCCATGCGTCCTCCTTCAATCAAAGACAGCTTCTATGGTTCTGCAATGCTCGAGGTAGTAGAGAAAGCTGCTCTTACCAAGCTCGGTAAGCAGCACTTGACATCAGGTCCCTCGACTGAAGAACAAGAACTTCAGGCCCAACTTGATGAGTTGGTAGGTGCACCCCTGGAGGTGGACATTGATGAGTAGCAAGTACAACTGGAAAGTGATTAGTCATCAGGTCACCAAGATGCACACCGAACTCGGTGGGTCACTTGTCATGTTGTCTGGCTCCTCCACCTCTGACCGTCCTCTCGTCAACACCAGCCCCGAAGAACAGATCGGGGAACTAGTGGGGAATAAACTAACCCCCAAGAGTGTTCGACGTTTCCTGTGGACAAACCGAAAGTCTCGCCAGGTACAAAGACCTAACGCCATTGTCTGGTCTTGGTATGATCCAGAAGAAGACAAGACGTTTATTGGGCTTGGTGCAGTGGTCGAACAAAAGCAGATACTGAGGGGTTTGATTAACCCAGATAGGGTGATCTCCGATGGCTAAGAATCCTTACCACGATCTGTTTGAGAACAAACTGAAGTTCCCTAAAGGAACTCCAAGAACTCAAATACATAAAGGTCTTTTTGGCCAGCCAGCTGTAGTAACTAGGCTTCCAGGTACTCTTACCCCAAGTCCTCCAATTATGAAACCAAAAATTGATCCCCGACAAATGTTGCTTTTTGAAGAGCCCGGAGCCTTGGCTAGACGTGCTCCTGCAGTTGATCCTTCTAGAGCTATTGTACGGGTAGGACCCCCGACCATTCGGATCCCGTCTGCTGGACCGGCTGGAAACATGGGCAGGATTGGGATGCAGACATTGTTTGCACCTACCTCGTCTACACCTACCTCTTTGCCTGTTGCAACTACTGCAACTGCCTCTACTGGAGCTCCTGATTCTGGTGTTCGAAATGCTCCAAGCAAAGGCGTAAAGATCCCAGATTCAGCCAAGAAAGCATCAAAAGCAGTTAGTAAGGCAGTCGATAAGGCAGCAGAACAAGTTAAAGACGCTACAAAAAAGGGAGGGTTCCTTAGAGGGCTTGGACAGTTTGGTTTAAAGAGGGTCTTGCCTCTCTATCTCATCGGGACAATCGTAAGTCAAATGAGGTCTGCACCTGGTATGGCAAGAGAGCGAATGTTCAACCAAGATGTCTCTCTTGCTAATGCTCTAAGTAGCATGGTTGATATGCAGTCTCTTGAGATGCAGAGCATTGGCCAGGAAATGGAACTCGCCAACATCTTTGGTCGTATTGGTCAGCCGTCTGAAGCCAGCCAGTACCAACGGATGATCCAGTCAAATATACCTATCATTCAAATGGCATCAGCCATGTCGAATGTCACTCCCGCTGCAGGGGGGATGATGTAAATGGCACTTGCAGCAATCAAAGCAGGACTTAAGCAGATATCAGCTTTTGGTAACAAGGCTACCGGTTTTGCTACTGGGGTAGATGCCAAGAATATTCCCGGATTCATCAAAGATAATCCTGGGTTGGCTATTCCTGGAATGATTCTGGGTGCTGGTTTTGTCAAGGATGCTATCTATGATCCTATAGCTGCTTCCTTTACCACCAACTCTGCTGAAGACATGCAAGAGTTTGCGGCCATGAATGCGGATATCGCGTTTGGCATGCAGCAGCGGCAACAGCAGGCAATGAAGATCCAGAAGGAAACTGCGAAACAGGCAGCTAGTCTTGCAGCTGTAGCCCCCCACTTGTACAATCAAATCCTGGCTGGGAGAACTTTGCCGCAGGGGGCACTGGTTCTCGGTGGTACTCCCCGCACAGATCTAATGGAACAACTAGCATTTGGAATGGCTAGTGGTAAGTTTAATCAACCCGACTCTGACACTTCAATGCTTGCTGCGATGGCAAGCGGACAACTCTAAAGGAATAAGAAAATGGCTGGCGAAACCGCAGTTCCCGTACAGGAATATCCCGATATCTGTGACACCATTGTCGTGATCCCTGGTCACGATGGTGATGGTGTCGTCTCTAACAACCAGGCTTTGTTCTATGCCGAGCGAGACACTGTCCTGGACGGTGCTGCTATGCGTGCAACGGTTGGTGACGATGATGCTACCTTTACTCTCGAGGTCTGTGCTGATGGCACGGCACCTGGTTCGGGTACTGATTGCACCAATGCTTTGACTCACGCTACGAGCAACAATAACAAGGCTCTGTCCTGGACCATTACCGAAACCGAGAACCTGATTCCTGCTGGTTCCGCCCTGTGCATGCACGTTGGCGGTACTAGCACTGCACGTCTGATGTGCATTGTTCTCCGTCTTCGCACCAAGATTCGGTAATACAGCTTTCGCTGGCTGAAAGATACGGGGGCCGGTCGGCTAATAACCGGCTGGCCCCTTTGCCATGTCAGGAACTATACAACCATCACAGTTTCAGCGCGTAACTGCGTATGACATGCCGGGTGTTCTATTCCAGCAGTTGATGGACAACGAAGTAACTTTTACTGGGATAAAGAACACCTTATTCCAGAGCCACAAGTTGTCCCCTGCAGAACGGGACTCGTTCTCTGACAACTTGAAGCTGAGTCTTGGTTCCGAAAACAAATTTACAGATGCACTAATCGATATCGCATCCAACCCCTGGGTGTGGTTTGCATTCCTTACATCACCGGGCGTACCTACTGCAGTAGGCAGAGGTGCACGAACCATCTTTCAAGGTTCTAAGTATGGTGCGTATGTCAGGGAGAAGGCTCCTCTATTGTTGAGCCTTGGTCTTTGGAATGCTAATGCACATTTCCATGGGAGTCCTATCGGCAAAGTCCTGAACTATATTGCAGGAGAACGAGGTGGGTTTCTTAGTGGGATTAAGTCTGTTGTTGAGCCTTTTGAGAAACAAGTCATCGAAGGACTAAGGGCTCAGGGCATTCCAGTTACTTCTTTGAATCCTCTTGAAGCACCCCTGAAGTATCGACCTCTCATAGAGGAGATCGATATGACAATCTACGGTGCCCTCAACAATCTTGGACGAGAAGGTAAAAGTTTCGTAGCGGGACAGAAGGGCACTTACACGGTAGAGAGGTATGCAAGTGAAGGCTTGCCTGGTGGAATACCTGGGGTCGTCGATGAAGCTGACATGATTAGGGAAGCAGACGGCACCATGTTCCGTCGTGTGTCCTCTGAAAATGTCGAGCTGACCATGGGCGAGTTCAATTCTTTGAAGAATGAAGGAGAGGAACTTGTACGTAGTGGTGCAGCCGAGCGTGTGTATGTTACTGAGAAGGTACGACCAGGTGCAGCACCTGTAACAGCAGACGAAAAGGTTGTCCCGCAGCTGATGAACCCTGCCGTCTTGAATTCCAAGATCGACGAGTACGGACTACAACCTTTGATTGATGCTTATGGTCGTGTCTTCGACGACAGCTTTATGAAGCTGTATGGCATGGACGACCTGGTCGCACGTTACGGCGACGATGCGGTGGCGGTTATGAATGCCTACCGCAATGGTGAGATTGCAACCAAAGATCTAATTGATCTGTCAAAGATCAAGCGTATCTCCAGGTCTTCAGCCAACGACTCATTGACCGAAAGATTCCAAGACCCACTTACTGGGGAAGTCATCACTATGACTGCAGGCAAGAGAATGCTTGCAGAGTTCTTTGACATCAAGCCTGACCAGGCAGCAGGGTGGACCAAGGAACAGTTTGAAAAAAACATCACTGAGGTTTTTGAGATTCACCTCAAGAACAAGAGGTACTTCCCCTTTGGCTTGAGGGAGAACATCGACAAGTTTGGTAACTCTGTATACAAGGGTACACCTGCTGAGGCTAAGGCACAGAGGCAGGCAGTAGCTGCAGGTATGAACCTGCCTCGTACCAAACATCCAGCAGAGCATGTGTACCACCCCAAGGACATCGAGAGGATGCGGGCTTTTGCAATAGGTAGCGAAGATGCAATCCGCAACCTTGACCAGCTTGGTGCTCGTACACAACGTTACTTGGACCAGCTGCCTAGTGACAGGGCACTGTCTGTTAGACGTACAAATGCTAGCCGTTCAATCCACATCTATGGACAGCGTGCAGCAGAGACCTATGCTTTCCACGTAGCAGGCACAAGTAGCAGGATGTTGCCCAACGGCACTAGAGAGTTGGTCTACGACAAAGAATACTGGGATGGCATTAGTGATCTGCAGGCTTCAGGACGTGCTGATCTACAACTGACAGAGTCTGGAAAGATACGTGCCAAGCAGGGTGTGTATGACATTGATGAGTTCGGTCCTGCCACCATTGAAGACACATTCATGGATATCCCTCAGGCAAAGCACGCGCCCGGAGGGTTCTCCTTTGCTGATGTAATCAACCAGGGTTACAAGGGAATGGATGGACAGTCCCAGCAGTTCAGTAGGGATCTGTTGAAAGAGACTTTGATCCCTCGACTCATGGGACGAAAAACTTTGCAGGAAATGAATGCAAGCAGTCTTAGCTCTCTTGTGAAGCATACTGCCCGTACATTTTCTGAGGGTCCCATTGGTAGGGTAATTGCAAAGTCACACCCCAAGGGTAAAGAGCTGATGGATGAGATGGCTGAGAGAGGTCAGCCTTACTCACCCTTTACTTCCCCCCGGTTGGCTTCGGGAAAAATTGCAAAGCTGTTGTATGTAACGCACCTTGGTACCAACATGGCATCGGTCATGTTGAATATGACTCAGCCTTGGATGCACACAGCAACATGGGCGGGGGTACCTGCTGTACTGAGGGGTTACGGAAAAGCGTTCGGTGAACTCTTCTCCTATATGGAGGAAAGGGTACGAATGGGTAAGGTTCTCCTGACTGATGAGGAGAAGATTGGTCTTATCCAAAAACACTTCAAACATGCCAAGGATGTAGATCTCGGCATTGGACCTGATGTGTTTGCGTTGGCTGATGAAGCAACTAACTGGGCTGCTAGGGGATACCCCACTAAAGCTAACGCCATCTTCTTTGAGTTTCCGATGAAGCTCTTTGAGAAGGCAGAGTGGCTAAACCGTTTGGTTACTGCCCATGCTGTCGATGACATTTTCAAGAAGGCAGGTAGGTACACAGACGACACAACGTCGGTAGATTTCAGGGCAAGAATTGATGCTGCTGAGACTCTGGTCCAGGAAACCCAGTTCGGTGGAAGTGTAATGAATACACCCACTGTGTTCTTGGGCAAAGGATTCCTCGGTCAGATGGGAGACAGCCCCATTGTCAGGCAGTTCTTGACTTTCCCCCTCCGTACTTTGACTGCGTTTACACCTGGTGTGGGTCACGTAGGCAAGATGATTGGAGGAGGCAGGCGTGTAATTGCTGGTAAAGAGATCGACATGGGTCCGTTTACCAACCTCTTTGATTTCTCTAGAGGTATGGGCATTGCTGCTGCTATCTACTACACAGGTAAGAACTTCTTGGGTGTAGATGTAAGCCGTGGTCTGATTGCAAATGCCAGCACCGATATGTTCGGCGGCTCCGAGTTCCTGGAGGGAGGGGCTTATGATTGGTTCCCTGCACCTCCTGCCGTGGATATTCCTATCCAAGGATTGCGAAGTCTTCTGGCTGGAGACTACGACGTTTTACGTCGGACTCTTCCCCGCCTGGTCCCTAGTGGTGTGGGTCTGTCTAGGGCTTTAGGTGTTACAGCACCTGGACTTATCGGACAGGACAACTGGCTAGGTAGTCTTGTACAGAAGTTTACACAGAAGACCTACGCTGACTGGGATAACCCAACACCCGATGGTTTGGTACCCTTCTTCAAAGGAGACGGGACCTTTGTCGATTTCCGTAAACCAGTTGACCTGATTCTTCAGGGGCTGGGTGTGGACTTAGGCAGGTCCCAGATCAAAGGAGAGCTAGATGGGTATCTCGTCAATCAAAGGGAAGAGATCCTTTCGTACAGGAACCGGTTCTTGAACGCCATGTTCGCGAACAACGTGTCCTCTGCGATGAAGATCAAATCTGAATTTGAACGACGGTTCAAGATACCCCTCACGGTTACCAAGGAAAACCTGCGCTCACGGATGAGGAACAGGAACATCAGTAGGACGGAGAGGATTATGGATCGGCTACCTCCAGAGGCAAGGTCACAGTACATGCCCATGGTTGCAGCCAGGGGCAAGGATACAGGTATCGATCCATCAGCATTCAATCCAGAAACGCCTACCTCAACAACACGAAGCAAGGAGTTCGACCGGCCTATGACTTATGATCTTGACCCTGAAACTCTCAAGATTCTGAAACGAATGGTTGAGGATTCTAAGAGGCAGAGACCTATCAAGCAGAGATCATTCACAGAAGGTTATAGTGCGTTCGATTGGCGACAATGAAGCCCGCAAAGTTCGTAGCAGTATCTTGCATACACGTACCACACCATAGAGAAGAAGTGCTTGACTGGCTTGTGTCCCGGTTAGAGGAGATCAAGCCCACCCATTTCATACTGTTGGGTGACCTCTTCGAGGCAGGCAGTGTTTCGATCCATCCTTCCGAATACTGGGAAACCTTGGAGCAAGAGTACGAGGCTGGTTCCCAGTTCCTAGAGACAGTACGCAAAAGCTTGCCCGAGGGTTGCGAGCTTGTCTGGACTTTGGGTAATCACGATGACAATATCCAGACGCCCGACTCGCGTCGTACTAGTTGGTTGATTCGTTCCTTGATTCATTGGAACAAGAACCAGGAGTACGGTGAGGTCTTCCGTCGATGGAAGCAGATCCCATACGTGAAGGGTGCTCAGGGTGTATACCGTCTGGGTCCCTGTCGTTTCTACCATGGCTTCGATGCTGGCATGAACTCTGATGAGCTCGAGGCTCTGCAGATGGCGATGGCTTTGAAGGATCCGGGATGGGGGCTGTACGTACGGGGGCACACCCACCGTCCTACACCTGGTGTGATGCAGTGCAAGAGAACGGCCAAGGTTCTGCTGCCGTACTGGTATGCGAACCCCGGTACCCTCGGACCACTGAAGCCCGGCTACATGACCCGGAAGGATTCCAACCTCTGGGGAGCAGGACTAGTTAGTGGGGAATGCAATGTGAGTAGTCCTCGTAGGCCATCCCGAAAAGATTGGGATGCTTCTGTAGAACACTTTGAGTAGAATTAGACCATGGCCTCTGAAGAAGTAAAATTCACACCTCCGAACAATAAGTCCATGACTCTCCAACAGGCACAGGAGTACCTGGCCGGGGAAGAGATGAAGCGGGAGATGGCCCGCGAGATGGGCGAGGTAGATCCCAACTACCCAGATTATGTGGACGAGGTGGACCAGGGTCCTAGACCCTCCAGACGTAAGCCTACCCCTGCGGTAAACCCCGACGATGTGCTGACCAGGCAGGAGGCCCTCGATTGGGCCAAGTCCTACATGGACAGGCCAGCGTTCAGTAACAAGGGATTCACGGCTGAGGAGGTTATTGACCCCCTGCTCGACTGGGCCTCACAGGAGCCACAGAGAGCCGCTGTGCTGCCAGATCTCCTCAAACTGGGGATAGCCCAGATGCAGGCAGAAGGTGCCCTTAGCGGCCAAGGACGGAGCTCTAGAGAGAACCCCTTTAATGTGGGTGAGTTTGATGAAGGCACTATGATGGAGTTCGAGGGTCCAACTCAGGGGGTGGAGGCGTATGCGAACCTGATGGCAAACGACTACCTCAACCTGGGAGGGGAGAATGCGGTTTCCCCACTAGATTTGATTGCTGGGCAGGGTAGCTTCGTCAACTATCGGGGTGATAGGTACGCCAGTAACGACGACTACGAGGCGATGCTGCGTCAGATCGTAGGGTTTATGGACCGCAAATACCCCATGCCTACAGGTGCTTACCAAGGGGATAAGTGATGTGTTCCAATCCGATTGTCCGGGTGGAGTGGATTGACAGTTGCGAACCTGCAGACAACGCAGAGATCGAACGCCATGAGATCCCGGATTGCCAGCACATCATTCAAGCAGGATTTCTGATTCGTGAAAACGAGTTGAGTGTGTCAGTGGCTGGGGCTTGGAAGCCCGAGACTGAGACGTTTGACTACGTGATAACCATCCCACGATTTGCCATCAAGAAGATGGACAAGTTGACATGAGAGGTGAGCCATGGATCGGGAACAGTGTCCTGTATGTCAGGAAAAAGAACTCCAACAACTGAGGCGAGACCTCGCTGAATGTAAGAAGCGTGGTCAAAGCAAAGATAAGAAGATCAAGTCCCTCGACAAGAAGGTCTTCATACTTACCTTGGTTGCCATAGCCATTGGCGCAGTGTTGGGTAAGGAGTTCCTTGACTCCCTCGTTGAGTGGCTGGAATCAATCAAGAACTTCAGAGGTGGAATACAGGGACTTACCCTGAACCTGCCTGCACCCAGTGCCTTAGCTTTATTCGGTGCTGTTCTTCTCTTTCCTAGAAGGAAGAGAAAGTAAAACCCGCCCTCTCTGTTAGGAGAAGACGGGGTTGGTTGAGCCAGGGAGTCGATCGAACGGCGAAGCATTTCGATCAGGCTCAGTTAAAAGGAGGGCCCCCACCAGAGCGACTCAGCTCTCCCTTCGGTATAAAACCATAAGGACTGTGGAGACCCCCCACCAGGATTCCTATTGCCATTGCTCCGGTTGAACGTCCAACGGGATCTGCTGCATCTGCAGTGTGATCCATCCGAGCACGCGGACTTCGTCGGCATCCAACAGTATCGGTTCCGGGGTACCCACACCCTCGTAACCAAGCGTTGACTGAATCCATTTAGCCATCTTTCGATAGGCTTTCTTGTCTGTATCAGGGTCAATCTTTGGAACCATTGTTCCTCCTCTGCTTAAAGGTTCTTCATTAGCAATGCTTCTTCCTAGCCAATCGCAGACTCTTCCAAGGATTACTTATGGCTCAAGCCATATCCCTGCTTTCTCAGGTGCGCACTGAGGAAGAGGCTGAGTACACGTTGTTTACAAGGGCCGGTTTAGGGTCATGTACCAATCACCATTTGGAAAAAGCATTGCTGATAAAGATCCTCCTCTGATAGCCCCCCTCGCACCGGGAAGGATTGAGGGGGGCACTAGTGGGGAATCAGAGTAGTCAGCCGCTGAGGAGCGACTGGAGGTATTCGGTGCGGTAGGTCCGCTCGCCCCTCTGACTATACTTGCAGAGGACGGAACATACAACCGAGTGCTCACCGGAAAGCATGGACTCGATCTCGCCCATGTCGGCTCCGATGTCGCCAGGCTCACGCCCAAGCAGGGTCTTCATGTGGCCCTTGAGACGCTGCATCTCAATGCGGGCACGGGTCTGAGAACCCTCATGGGTGATCTGGCTGGGATCCTGGGGGATGCTGATGGGTGCACCCTTCCACTCGAGAGGCTCTGCGTGGTCAGGATCTTCTACCAGTTGGTAGGTGAACTGGGTGATAGCAGCAGGGAACATGGCACCATCGCCAGCCTGCTTGAACTCGCCATCGGTGACTGAAACACCAATGACGTAGCAGTTGTGGGTGCCTGCGGCAGGCCACTCACCCAACGACCCCAGGCCCTGATCGGCCGTGGCGTCTTCGAAAGACTTCTGCATATTGCTGAAGATTGCACGTGTCTGGTTCATACGATACTTCCTTACTTAGCTGAAAGATACTGCTCCACAAAGAACGACCACGAGTCGGTCTCTGGAAGCTGGATACGGTCTGGGAGATTGACACGACACTTAGTAATGCCTGCCAAACTCTCATCATTCACAGTGATGTAGTGCTCTTTGTACTTGACGGAACGAGGACGCTTGGGTCCAGGTGTGCCGTCCTTGTTGGTCTGCTGGACCATCTCAGTGCGAGCACCATGCTCACATTCAAAGGCAGCAACTAGTTCGAACAGCGGGAACAACCGCTTGTAGAAGTTGTCAGTGATTGTGAGTTCAGGTCGGATGACGTAGCGGTCATCACCAAGAGGGATCTTGGCGTTGACGATGTGGCATACGTAGAAGAATCCGTAGCCATGCTGTCTCAGTTCTGCAGGGAATCGAACCAGTTCCTCGTACACGTCATCCCATGCACGTCGGCCATCTAGTTCTTTCCACTCCTTCTTGCCCATCTTCTCAGTTACGTGTTGCTTGACGAGAGCAAGGGCAGGACCAAGACTGTCAACAACGATTGTCTGTGGACGAGGCTGATCTGCCTCTGCCATTTCAATCAGTTGCTTCTTCTTTTCAAGGACACTCTTCCAGTTCAACACGACGGGAGTAGACCCACCCGCAACCGGCGAACATGGACGCCCTTCCGAGTCCATGCCCGGCCAGATGCAGGCTTGGGGGTCTTTGTTGGTTGTACTTGAGAGGTCGGTATTGATGATGAATGCGTCGGGGTGTGACTGTATGAAACAGCTCTTACCTACTCCAGGCATTCCAACGAGTAGTCCAAACAACTTACCGGGTGGCGACACCATAGGTGTAGCATGAAACCCGAGGTTGCCATACTTCTGACTGATGGTTTTACCCACCGCTAATTCCTGTTCCATTGAAGCCTCCAGCTTTCACCCAGTCCTTCTGGGTCTCATTGTCAAATCCGTCTTCGTCTTGAACCATCTGCTCTGTTTGTGGTGGAGCAGTGTACTCAAGGTTGGGAACCATCGAGGTACGAACAACTAGTTCGTATTGAAGTTCCTTCAACCACCTACGCAGCATGTTGTCAGAGATGGAACACTTGAACGTTTCCCTGAACATATCGAAGAAGTCTTTGCTTGTTGCAAACGTTCTTGTTGCGGCAAGCATTTGAAACTTAGGCTCGATGATTTTCTCCATGATCTCTTCATGGAATTCGTTGAATGCCTTAGACATAACTACTCCTTAGAGGGACGAGGTGGTGGGTTCACACGAATCCCACCACCTCTACGCAGATAGATGTACTTCTACGTTGTCCCTGTCCTCCTGCTGGAACCCTTCTGTAGCAAGGATGGTCGGCCAGTCCCCTACCTCTGTGAGATAGAATGGAGCAAATGGACTGAGCTTTCCGAACTGCTTCAGATGGTTTGCAGACATTGGGAAGTTTCCTGGTGTTCCTTCTCGATTCGCGTATGAACGAATCAACTGCAGACGACCATGATAAGCCATCGTGTTTTGTTGGTCAAGGATGTTGACGCCAAACGTATGGGAAAAGTTGACGGGTGGGTCAGTTGCTCGAGCAGGCTTCTGATCTTCAAACTCACCAGTGCCAAGTATCCAACGCTTGCACCGCTCACGGTAGTTCTCATAACGTGGTTCGCCTGAGTACACACGTCGCTGTTCGATCTGTCCCTTGCGAGGTCCACGCTTTAGTTCATGGTTTACTATCTCGAAGTCACGATCGTTCATACCAAACTCAATGGTTGGCTTTTGGAATGCAATGTGAATCATTCCTGCTGCACGTACATCTTCTGGCAGGTCGTACTTCTCTTGTACTGCACCTGACTTGATGAGCCAGTTCAGTATGTGTGTGTAGTGCTGCGTTTGAAACTCGATTGGACAGGTGCGAAGGCGATTGATTGTTGAGCCTGTGCAGGTCTTTGCATCCACGATGAACAATGCGTTTTGTTTCTCGTGGTACAGGAGCAAGTCAAACTGTGCCAGCATCTTCCCGTACTCGGGATGGTTGTACTCAGCAGTGATCTCTGAACCAAGAATCCTGAACCAGGGCTTGTTCAAGAAGTCAATGACTGATCCCTTGCTTGGCACTTGGAACTCCTGCATGGCTTCGAACCATGACAGGGCCATCAACATATCCTTCTCTTCTTGTTCAAGGATACGTTCTTTCTGTGCCCCAATGATCCCTTGTGATTTACAGGTTTCACTCAGGGTTTGTTGTGACTGCTTTAGCCACTGGGACATCTCTTCAAATGCCCCTGCCCTAGACGATTGGAATAGCTCGAGCCTGCGGTGGAACCAAGAACCTCTACTCAGAGCAGCAGACCACCTCAGTGCCGACACGATACCGAGGCGACGACTGAGGTAGTACTGGAACGGACAGGAGAGAACACTCTCATAGTCCGATGATCTGATTGAAGGTTTCTTGGCTACCAAGCCCTGGGTTTCGAGCCACTCTTTGGCTTCGATGCCTCTACCTAACTTGGTCATGCCTCCTCCTTACTTCTTGCAGCAATCACCTTTGCCGAGAATCTTCATTACGTACGGTCGGACCCAGATTCCGAATCCGGTGCCGCAGAGGGCGACGAGGATTGAGAACCAGAGCGTTCCAAGGAAGGATGAAGTGTCCATATCTGTTTCCTTTTGAAATTCAAAACGTATCGAATCGTTCTGTACGTTACTGCCAAACTAATGAGACCAGTGCCAACGAGGAACGGGACGTAGATGTAAGGCAGGTACTCCTTCACTCCAATGTTCAGGAGGATCAGAATGATACCGAGCAGTATAGCAGTTCCACCCTTGAGGTTGGAAGTACCGGGAAGCACCATACAAAGTACTCCACCGATTATGCAGATGCCCCCGATAGCAGAGAGGACAGACAAGTCCTTCATGCTTTCAGCTCCGACGTGCCCAGTCAATGGGATACCAACACCAGAGATACTAGTGGGGGATATTGTTTTACAGGAAGACAACAGAAGGATGGCTAGTACAACTGGTGCCCAGTTGACCAGGATTCTGAAGCGGGGCCAGATAAGCATCAATAGCCCTTCTTCATAACCTTCTTCTTCTTGGAAGTGTTGCGTCCCTTGATCCGGTCCAGGAAGCTAGATGCCTTCTTGGTAGCTTTCTTTTTCTTGCCCATGCCCTCGACCACCTTCCGCGAGGTGCTCTTTCCAAACTTCTTCCGGCTTTTCTTCTTAGAGTTCTTGTTCTGTCCGTACATCTGGGACTACCTTTCAGATTAGGTTGACTGCAAAGGTTGTTGCAGTAGATAAGACAATGGCGAGTAGAGACATGACAACCCAAGCACGACCACGGTCGAACTCGTTCTTGAGCTTGATCTTGTGAAGGTCTACCTCGATCTTGTCGAGCTTGACGTTCACTCGTTTCAGCTCAGAGAGTACATGGATCTTGTACTCTTCCCACCCATCAGGAGAGGGAGACATTCAACCACCGCCGTACCCAATGCCAGTAGTGCGGCGACGCATTGGCTTCACAGCTGCTCTGCTGGCACCGATTGGGCCTCGGAGACCGCCACGCTTCTGGGTCTTGGCACCACGTGCGCGGCCCTTGGCTGCAGCCTTTGCAGGCTTGGAAGCTGCGGTAGCTGCTGCTGAACCACGACGTGCGGCCTTCTTCTTCGCCTTCTTCTTTGATGCTTTCTTAGCCATTGTTATTTCCTTTAGCCGATGAACCGGCCAACAATCATTGCTGCAGTAGCATTGTCTGCTGCAGTCTGGACAGTGACGATTACTCGCTTGACCCCGTAGATCGAAACACGGCGAGGTACGCCCATCCTCATTCCTACTGCATCTCCACCGTCTGAGTCCAGGGCAGTTGTGCCAACTGGGAACAGATTGAAAAGGTTGCTTGCATCGACGGTTGTGTTGTCCGTCTGGTATTCGTGACTATCCCAGTCGACAAGGGGGATCCAGATACTGGAGTCATGTGCAGTACCGTCAGCCGAAGTCTGAGTCAGGTTGGCGTCATTGTCCTGCGGCCAGTTGCGGTTGTTGTGGAAGGAGTCGAGCTCACCGAAGACAGCAACGATTGGGCGGTCGGCGGTGGGTGCGGTTCCGTACCAAGCAAGGTTCAGTTCCAGGAAGAAACCCATGCTGGGTACAACGATTGGCTTGCACAGGTTGTTGTCATCGCCAGCACCATAGACCATCTTGCTCGGGTCCAGGCAGTCGGATGATGCAGTCTTTGCATCGGTCCACATGGTGAAGAGAGTGGAGGTGATACCTGATGAACCTGATCCATTGATAGGTTTGCCCAGTGGTGTGGGAGGGAGATAATCAGGAAGGATTGCCATGTCGAAGAGCTCCGTTGATTAGCAGGCGTAGTGCCCATTCCCCACTAGCTCGTCTGTGGGATGCTGTTTGAGTTGGGAGTAGGAACAGTGTTATGCCGTACTCGTGAAGTAGTCTCATTAGTGCATCGACTGCAGCTGCAGGTTCAGGCACATGCTTGGATACCTTGGTCATACCAAGGGGAGTTCCCTCCAGGAGGAGGACAGGATCTTCGCAAGAGTCCCTCATACGTTTGAGGCAATCGACAAAGCGTGGCCTGTCTTTTCTGGTCAGGCAGTTTTGTGCGATCTCCCGGAGGGATCCCTTACGTTCAATCATGGTACATCCTTCGTATCCTCGGAGCAAGTAATCTCCCGTCTTCAGGGTTTCTTTGACCGTGTGTATACGGACAAGAACCGTCTTGCGTTTAGTGGGGAGAGAACTGTCGTCGAGGAGGCGGATGTTGCCGGGGAAGAGGAGAGGTTTCTTCTCTCTCGTATCCTGAATTATGGTCCAGTCCCTGTTCATTCTGATTCAGTCAGAATGCGGGAACGTGCTGCCTCAAGGACAAACTTGACTGCAGGAGGAGACATGCGAAAGAACTCTCCGATTGCTTCGATGGTGAAACCAGCAAAGGTCAGGTCGATGATCTGCCTTTCCTTGGTTCCCTTTGGTTTGATTGGCGGGTTGTAAGGTAGTCCCTCTCTGTCTGCGTAATCGTAGATTCTCTTACGCGAGAGGCTTACTTCCTGGGCTACCTGGGTAATAGATTTGCCTGCCCACAGAAGGTCTTTGATCTTCTGTTGACGCTCGATAACTAAAGGATCTTTTGGGTTCATGGTTGTAGGCTAGTCACCAACCAGGTTAGTGTCAAGCCACAAGCTCACAGTCATACTCGAGTGGGATGTGACGACCGTACAACTCTTGAAGCCAAGACCAGTACCCCTGGTCAGCTACGTAGGAGATTGCATCGGCAACCAACTCTTTGAGTTTGGGGATCATGTCCTTGTGACAATCAAAGTAGACAGCATCATAGATGTTGAGGAACATGAATGCCCGTTCCTTGCGTGCATTGAAAGCACTGACAGTCTCGTTGAGTCGTGCCTGGATACGCAGGAGTGTATTACCTGCAGTGGTTTGGATTGGGAAGTTGACAATCTCGTTCACGTCCCACTTGTCACCACCCATGAAGTAGCGTGACTGACCGGTGAACGGAAGGCAGATGTACCCATAGGTACGTGCTTCATTGATACGTTCCTCTTGCCACTTCCATAGACCAGGTCTGTGGTGTGGGCGTGAGTCAGCTACGTTCTTGAAGAACTCAATCGGATGCTTCTGACCAGTCATAGCCAGCAGCTGTGATTGCATTGTGGTGGAGCCAGACCTGAACAGGTCAGCAAAGTTAATCATCTTGCCCGCTTGTCGGAAGTCGTTGAACTTAGGGTGACTCTCAATGTCAGGCCCGAAGATTTGTAGAGCTCTCTGTTTATGGAGGTCAACGCCTTCTGAATAAGCAGCCATGAGTGCTGCATCTCCTGAGAGCAGTGCTGCGACTCTAAGTTCAATCTGGCTGAGATCGAATCCCAGTATGGAACCGTGCCTGCCGAAGCGGGACTGGATGCAGGACTTGATTGTCTTGGGGAATGTTTGGGCTGATGGTTTCTTGCAGGTGATGCGGCCTTGAAGTGTCCCGCCTTGGGATCCACCTGAGTCTTTGGCAAAGGTTGGGACGCAGTACCAGGTTGGGTAGGCGAACTCAACTGGGTAGCCTGACTTAGGGATGAGGACTGATGAACGGTCACTTGGATGGTTCCTGCGATGTCTGAGTAATGGGTAGCAATAGGAGGACAAGAGCTTCTGACTAGCAGCGTGTCTCTTTGCAAGCTTGAGTGCATTGCGCAGAGGATGGCTGTCAGGGAGAAGATCGGTAAGGAGGTTTCTGTTCTCTTCCGAGAAGGAGATGATCTTCTGCTTGGGGGTGACGGTTAGTAGCGGGTTGTCCCGAACAGATGTCGTATGCCCACATGAAGACAATGATGATCGAAGCTGCAAGTATGACTCGGGAGATTGATCTAACAACTCCATCAGTTTCTTGCATTGTTCTGTTGTATGACATTCGATTGTCCCGTCGATTACATCGCAAAGCAGATCGATGAAGGATGTCTTGGCTTTCCCAGATCCAGGGCCTTCCAGTAGGAGACCATACTTCTTGCTTGAGACTTCTCGACATCGTGTAATTCTTTCTTCCAACTGATGCTCGATGCTGGACAGCATCCCTCTGCTCATGGGGATCCCAGACTCGGACATACGAATGCACGTCCAAATGGTATCGGAATAGAATTTCAAACACCACGGTTCAAGTTTGTCTGTCCTTGGGAAGTCTTTACAGATACGCCTTGACAGTTCCTGCACTGCGAGCATGGTGTTGTGCGTGTCTTGTGCGTTGTAGGTAGCAAGGAGTGGGTCGGAGGGAGAAGAGAACTTCTCATCCTTGATGGTTCTGGTGTAGGAATGGGTGCGTAAAACTGGGCCCAAAGATTTCAGAGATTTTTCTGGACGGGTCTCGTCATGCAGATAGTTGAGCACTGACAGGTCGATCAGTAGCTGCGAGCCATCAAGAACGAAACGGAAGAAGGGATCAGCACGGAGATACTGGAGGTCAAACTGGAGGTTCATCCCCATTATCACGCATGAATGGGAACACCATTTGCGCAGTCTCTCCCTGTGCTCCGGCTTGTTCATCTTGAACACCATCGTTTCGCCAGGCTGCAATGAGCTTAGAGATATCCACTCCCATGGCGTAGATGGCTTGGATGAGGAGAGCCACGGTTGTGAGTTCTGAGGAGTTGAGTGCTCCTGACTCACGTAGTTTCTGTGCTCGGTTGAGGATGTCTTGGTATTGGTTGTTGTCTTCAGCCATGTGTCTTCCTTCGGGATGGTGACTGCAACAGTCAGGATTGTGTCTTCCAATTTGACCCCGTCAGTATGGAGGGACCGGTTAGGATTGAAGACAGTCTGGTTGTTGAGTGATTCCCCACTAAAGTTTGTGTAGCAAGCACCGTAGGTCTCGATGTCGAGACTAATGATTCTTGGATCGGTACTTGTGCTCTCGTTCTTCCTCGAGGAGAGCAATCCTTCTTGCTGTATTCTTGATGTGGAACTTTGAGTCATCGGGTTTACCTGCCTCTACCCACTCACGGATATCTCGGTCCCCACTGTATGGGCTCGGGCAGAAGGGTAGCTTGATGAGCTGACCATTGCCATCCATGAGTGCAAAGTATCTCTTCTCATTGTCATCGTCGCGATCAATCTCGCTGACGAACGTTACGTAACGTCCCCCTTCATGCTCGAAGGGGTATGTCTCGAGGGCACGCTCTTGTTCTAGTGCCCTGTCCAACACATTTCTTTGTTGGTCTGTCATGCCCCGGAACATCCGTGTTCCCCCGTAGTATGTAGTCATAGGTGTGAGCCTCCGTATACGATGTCCAGGTTATAGAGACGTTCTTCGCTTTCTGGACGACTCCATCCATACTTTTTTCGGAGGATCTCAAGAATCTCCGAGTGTTTGCAGCCATGCTCAAACCGAAGCATATCTACGAATGCACGGAGTTTTTCGCCAGAAACTTGTGCCGTCATAGGTCTGCGCTCACTTCCTGCGAGTCGAGTGCTTCATCGAGAGTGCTGGTGAACTGGCATCCATGGTTCTGGATCCACCACTCCACCATCGGTACGAGATCAGAGTACACGTGGTCAGCGAATGTGTCCAGGTTCTCTTCGAATGCTTCATCGAGGTCCTTGCCCTCGTCGTCTGCCCTGTTGGACAGCTCGCACCAGTCACTGGTGTTCTTGTATTGTTCTTCAACTGCCTGCTTGAACTCTTCGAAACACATGAGTTACCTCCTCGGTGATCGGGTTGGGGTGATGATGGGGTCTGATGGCTTTGCGATAACGTCATCCAAGCAATCAGATACGAGTTGCATGTGGGCTTCCACAGCATTGATGTAGTTGTTGTTCCGCAGTACAGCTGCGGGATGGTAGGTGGAGAAGAGATGGAAACCCCAGCTCTCGTGATACCCACCATTGAGGGCGAACGCATCGTTGAGTCCCACTGTCTTTTTGCCTCGAGGTATCAGCTCCATTGCGTGGTACTTGTAGAACGCAGTAGTTGCTGGTGCACCAAGAGTTACGATGATCCACTTCTTGGGTTTCCACTTACGCATGAGTTGTAGCTCATTCATCATGTGGGTTGAACACTCCCGTGAGTGCCGCATCTTGGGCTTCTCATTGCTGGGAGTGTGGCATCTGACACTGTTGCCCAGGTAGATGGTTGCTTTTTGTTGGAGCCTGCACCCACCAATGTAAGCCTGCTTTACCAGGTCACCGGAGCGTCCAACGAATGGTCTGTTCTTTACATCTTCATGGAACCCAGGGTTCTGTCCGATAAAGAAGATCAGGTTGTCTGTGTTTACGTACCCAGGGAGAGAACCTGAGTGGAAAACTGTTGGCACGCATACAGAGTTTGCTGCTTCGTGCAGGTCACAGTTGTCGCACGATGGCTTGTTGGGTAGAACAACGGGTAGTTCTACATCCATGGGTAGCTCCTTCCTTGGACTAATAGGGTTATGTCAGGTCGTCATGCAAGGCTTCGAGGTGTCTTACGATTCTCAGTTCTCGCACACGATTATCGAACCTGGTCTTGGGCCAGTTCTTTACTGCTACCTTGAGACCGATGTGATCTCTCAGGTCGTGGAGTGTGAGGCGGATCGGAACCTCACCTTCCTTGGTCCACGTGGACAGGTAGTAGTTACCTGCATCGAAGAATGCTTCGAGTCTGTAGATCCACTCGAGCATATTAGTGGGGGAAATATGGGACAGGTGCAGTTCAGAGGCAGCTACAATAAGACCTGAAGTCTTGGGACACATACGCATGACCATGCCAGTACCATCACCAGCAGGTTCCCATCCGTCATCACGGGTGAGTTTCTTAGAGGGCTCTGCATACTCCCAACAAATGATATCGGAGTTTCTGATGCCGCTGAGATCTGCTTCCACACCATCCATTACTTTGCTCACAAGGACTGCCTCCAAATGAATGATACCAACAATGGCAATCAGGATCCCATGGATCTTGCACGAGACATTGAATTGCAGGAATCGATGAAGTCAATTGGGCTCGGTGATTCCGTAGCCAAGTTCATCAAGGCTGCAACGCTAGGCAAGGTCAAGCCATGCGGTAAATGCCAGAAGAGAAGGGAAGCTCTGAACAAGAAGTTCCCTTACAAAAAGTAAATCGTCGTTGGTCCGCGAAAGACCAACGACGAGAGAGAAAAGAAAGTTGCCGGGGATTGTATCAGGTAATGAGGTGGGAGGTGTCCATCCCATTGATCCGATCCAGGATTTCCCGACCAGCTTCTGATCCCTCGAGGGCAGCCTCGGCAAGCTTGCCCTTGGCCTGACGTTCGAGAGATGAGATGTTGCTGAGTGATCGACGAAGTTCGCACACTCGGGTGAAGGCTTCGTTCACCTGGTCTTGAAGGTCTTCGATCTTGCGGCACAGACGCCACAAGTCATTCAGTTCATCAGTCCTCTCATCCATGTAACCTGGGCCTTCCAGGATGACAGTGATCCGAGGCAGTTGGAACTCTTTGCTGTTCCAAGTGGCGTCCGAACCCAGTTTCACGGAGACAGTGAAGGACATCTCGATCTTGTCTGGGTTGGTCGAGGATTCATTGAAGTCAGGGGTGCTGACCTCGTGTTCCACACTGACACCCATGGATCCGAAGACTTCTCTGATCTCCTTGAACTTCTGTTCGAGGCTTGAGATACCCCAAAGGGTATCGAATCCCCCCTTGTAGAACTTTGCGTAGACACAGGACTTGACCTTGAGGGCCTTCCTGGTCTCCTTCAGTTCCGCATTGAGGTCATCGACTTTGATGTTGCCCTGCTTGATGAGAACGTTGAGTTCTTGTTCCTTCTTGGATGCAGCGATGGCAACTACGTGGTCGATGTTGACGTTCATGTCGAGACTCATGCTCTCGACAAACTGTTTGGACAGGGCATTATCACTCATGCCTTGCTCCTTTCTTGTAGATAGGTGCTTCGAATCCCAGCTCTTGACACTCTTTGAGCAGGGAACTACCGAGGATTCTGTAACTGGCAGAGTAACCACCAGTGAAGTTAGCGTAGTCGGACACCATTGACATGCCGTGTGCGTAGTGTCGCAGGTAGTCGATGGCAGTCCTGTATGTGTCAAGAGTCCTGACACGTTCAATCATGCCGAGAGAATGTAGGCCATCGAATTGGCTGTTGATTGCACGTATGGTACCGATCGTGGATCCGGTACCTCTTACGTACCCTCCGAGGCCGTGGTTGTA